GTCTCGTTACCGTTTTTGTGCGATTCCTGATCGCCTCGCGTGTCCATGAGAACGAGATGATCTTCATTTTGTATCTCCGTCCAGGAACTTGGACACCGCGTCCTTGATAGCGGCGGGCACGTAGTTAACGCAGTCGGTTGTGCGCTTACCGTTCGCCAGCGCCACCCTGCACGTCATGCCCCAGTGGTCAGGGGGCAAACCATACGCCCATGACCAGAAGCACGTGCCTATGGGGCAAGGAAGACGCCCGCCGGGGGTTGCTATGGAGTGCACGTTGCCCTCTATGGCGAAGAACGGGTACGGCGTCGGCCCCATTAGGGTGAGGCAGCGGCATGATGCAGAACGCGCTACATATGATGCAAATCCCTCAACGGACACCACACCAAGCGCGCCCCTCATCAGCTTAACTACTGCGTCCATGCGAAGCCCGCGTGCGTCAATCGTTCCATCAAGTTTCGGTACATCGCGCGCACCTATGTGCACAACCTCGACGCCGCGCTCCTTAGCGCAATCCAGCACGACCTTAATGCAATTCTGCGGAAGGCTCTTGACGGCGGATAGCATGCCACTGGCGAACGACACCACTATGTATTTCTTGCCCTTGGGTATTTTGGGAGGTGTGGCCTTACCCCAGTTTTCGGGGCGTATGCTGGTTAGCGGCGGCGGGAGATTGTCCTTGCGCGGTCGCACAGGGGGCTTATCGAGTACGGGCATTAAGTCTGGCGTTACCGGCACACCCAAGGACGCAGATGCCGCCTCGAACTGCGTTTCCCCAAGCGCGCGGAGCATGTAGCGAGAATACGGGTCTCCAAGCGAAAGCCCAAGATATGGCATCGAGGATGCCACCGGTCGCCCGCGCCTATCCCAGAGTATCGGCACCATTGATGTGGCGTCAAGCACGTAGCCCCATTGCTTAAGTAACCTGGCAAGCATACCGCGCGTCGGCATGGGTTGGTGGGCGACGAAGCCCGCAAGCCAAGGGCACGCGGCGGCTATGGACCATTCTATTGATGTGCCAGTCACCGTGGTGGTGAATATTACCTTACCGTAGCCCGCCAAGTGAAGCGCCCTGGCGCAGGCGGCAGCCCGCATCTTATCTCCGTAGCCCACGCCGGATAACACAAGCACGTAGTCATGGGGGTGGGTCTTGACGAGGCTGTGTAGTTTCGCCACGAGCCACTCAAAGCGTGTCATCAGAATGGCACCTCCGATGCATCGTCAACGAACGCTTCGGGCTTGGCATCCTCGGCTTGCTGCTGGTCGCGGAGCGCCGCCCCGGTTATGACCTCTCGCGCTATAATTTCGTATTTCCACCCTGTCTTTCCGCGGTAGGCATCGAGCTTGCCTATTATGCCGATGCGTTCGCCCCGCTTGACGTTAGCCAGGATACGCGCGGCTGAACCCCAGGCGCTGATCGGGAAGAACCGATTGCTCCACTTCTCCACGCCATTCTCGAGGCGCGTTGATGCCGATACGCGAAGCAATAGCTTGACACGCGGCACGCCGTTGTATTCGGTAATCTCGGGCTGCTCGGCCTGCTGGTAGGGAACGGCGCGCCCCGACAACACAACGAAGTTGGTGTCTGCCCAAGGCATTAGAATGGCTCCTCCTTAACAGGGCGGACCTCGCGGATTTCACGCCACGTCTGGAAGCCGCCGCTCGGCACGCGTATCTGGCGCTCCCCAACGTCGCGGAACGCGACCACATCACCCACGCCCCACGGATGGGACTTGTCTTTCGGATTACTCCTTGTAACGAGTTGTTCGTCTATTCCTTCGATTTCTACGAGCTTGAACCACGTGGCCCCCTTCAGCGCGGCCCGCAACCTTTCCTGCTCTTCGGGTGGGGCATTGCGGCAGGAGCCGAGCGTGTAGGGCTTCCCGTTGTGCCATGTCCACCATTCGGTCTCGTCTTGTATCTTGAGGACCTTGCCCCGGCGTTGCTCTCCAAGTTCCTCTTTCCACGGTGCCTTCGCTTGCGGCGGGGGCGGTTCCGGCGTGCCGCCAAGGTCCTTGACGATTCGAACCCCGTCCATGTCGTCATCCGTTGTGCAAAGGCCCAGGGCGGCAACGAGGGCGTAGCGCTGGAGATACTTTAGCGTGGAGCCCACGGCCTGGATGTCATTCTTGGCCCCGCTGGTGTCGGCTGGCGCCCACACGGTCGCCTGCGTGCGGTGCCCGGCCTCGTGGGCGACGACGCACGTCATACCAATCCGCCTATGCTGTGGGTCCTCTTGCGGCTCAAAGCGAACCGAGAAGCCGTATTCGGAAAGCTTGTCCTTGATTGTGCGCCAGATGTTGCCCAGGCTGGCGTAGCAATACTCCACCTTGCCGCGTCCGGTAGAATACTTGACCTTCACGTCCTTGGTGATTTCCGGCAGCTCGCTTTGCAGCCGAGTGAAGGCGGTGGCGTACGCGGCCTCCGCCTCGATGCGCTTCATGCGCTCCCAAAGCGTCATAAGTTGCGAAAGCGCCTCGGGAGAAGCGCCCTTTTCGATTGCCATGCAGATCATGTTTTCCGGTCGCACGAGTGCGCCGGTCTGCTCTGCTGGCTTTGCGACTTCGTTGGCCATGTCACACCTCCTGTTCCATTTGCTGGCGTGCGTACAGCGCCAGCAGTACCGCGTCCGCTGTTTGCGTTGTCAAGTTTTTGACCTCGCCGGGGATGAGGGATTGGACAATGGACAGCGCGCGCTGCTTCCGCGCCGACCGGCTAAGCCCGCGGCCGTATATGCCAAAGTGCTTTTGCCACTTTTGGGGGCGCGCAAGTATGTGGGGAATGCACGCGCAGGTGAGCGCAGCAACCACAACGCCGCGTGTATAGCCGAGCGTGAAGCAGGCAGATGCGCCCCAGCCCGCGCTGCCGGTGGTGTGTTCGACACACGCACACACAACCGATCCACCGTATTGATAATGTATGTTCTCGATGGTCCAACATATGTCGCGCACGTTTATTTCACGCCGGCCTTTTGGGCCGCTTCGGAGCGTTGGCATGGGGTGTATCTTGCATTCCTCCACGCGCCCACCTTCGTTAATAGCGACGATGGCGATGGCGCCATTAAGGTCGGGGTCAATCCCAACGTAATGCCTCAGGCCAGTCATCTTCGTCTTCTCCTTGCGGAAGCTCCATTAGCCAGTACGGCTGGTAGCCCGACACCCTGTGTTCCGCCGCAAAATCACAGAACGGGGCCACGTCGCACCAGTCCCTGCATCGTACCAAGGAGTCCCCCGGTACCGCTTTTACCCTCAGGTCCTCCCTTCTGCTAGCGTGTACCTTGGCCTCCTCTGGGTCCTTGTACACCTTAGTGGCTCTACGCGCTCCCTTTTTCATAACCTTATATTCATCAGCCTTACTCCACCTCTCCTCCGGAGTACATACCCTTGGTACTTGGCCAGTACGTACTGAGTCCCTAAAGGTACGTACTTTGTCTTCTATAAGAGAGTACACCTCCTCCTCGTCTAATGGAGAGTACTTAAATACCTCGGCAGGAGAAAGCTGGTACCTTCTCTCTCTCATAGCTCTAGAGAGTACATGGTCTTTATAGAAGTACCACAGCTCGCACCTCTCTATCTGTACACCATAGGTCTCTTTAATGAGCCATGAGTATATGTACGTTTGTAGCTTATGAGTAGGGTCCCCCTTACTATAGCCCTTGGCTAGATTAGTAAGCTTAACGTCGATCACCCTCTTGCCATCAAGGTCAACGATATCGGGTGTGCCGACAACGGCAGCGTCGCCGACCCTAGCGGATAGGTCGGGCTCTATTAGCCAGTCGGGGTGGAGTCTGCCGACCTGCGGCAGGAAGAACTTGTGCCACGCTGTCCCCAGCAGCATCGCCCACGCACGTATGGGGCAAGCGACCAACTCGTCCCAATGCTTCCAACGCAGGTAGAGGATTCGCGGCGGCTCGCAAAGTTCGGTGACGTGTATCCTGTCAGGGTCCGGCCGCCTTATTCCCAAGGCGACGATTTCGTACCACTCTTTCAGCGGTATTGCGTCAAGTTCTACGATCTTCACGGGGCTAGTCTCCCTAATTTGCCACAGAATCGCCGAGGATTGCGTGTACGGCGTTTCGCGGGCTTGAATGGCTTCTGATACCATCCCGCCCCCTCGTTCGCCCCACAGGCGATCCTCGTGGCTTCTGTGGCTTGTTATGCATTCTCGCCCTCGGGCAGGCAATGCGGCGAAAACCATATCCGCTCCTGGCGGCGGCGAGACGTCGGGGCCTGCTTCCGATTTTGCAAGCCCGAAGACGTCCACGCATAGGTGGTCCAGCCGAGGTCCTCAAGGGCGTTGTGTTCGCCTTCGAGGCCGCAGAGGGCTATCCGAAGCCTTGGGTCATTGCCGTGGTCAATGCACCAGTCTCGCACGGCATCGGCAATGTCGGGCTCGTCGGTATCGTAGATATTCCGTTTCCGCCCCGTGCTATGCGAGTACGGAGGGTCCAGGAATATGCCGACGTGCTTACCACGCATCAGGCATGCATGCCGCAGCGCCACGGTCCAGTCGGAACACAGAATCCACGTGTCCGCCAGGCGGCACGCAAGGCACGCGAGGTATTCTCGCAACGTCTTGCTACACGGAAAGATGCAGCCCGGCACACGGCACGCGTCCTTGTTGATGCTGTTCAGGCTTTGGTGGTTCGACACATTAGCAAGTCCCTTGCGCCTGCTTCCGCGTTGCGCGAAGCCTTCACCAACCCACAGGCTTTGCCCCCACGCCCACAGGCCGGCCACCTTGGCGTCATAGAAGTCCATATTCGAGCACACCTTGTTTCGGAAGTCCTCGAAGTCGAACACCTCCGCGAACCACCTATGCACGGCGCGCAGGTCTGCCTCGACCTTCGGCCTATCTGCGTGCTCGGCAACTTCATCCGGTGCCGCCTTCACGGCGCGGAAGAAATTGGCTATGTAGCAGTTCAGGTCATTGATGATCTCCTTTCGCCTTGGCCCATAGGGGCAGCCCAGTAATACGGCAGCGGTACCGCAGAACGGCTCCACGTACGTGTGGACTTCGCCAAAGCGCTCCCACACGACACGCGCTACCCTGCGCTTGCCGCCGAAGTACGTGAATGGCGGAATGAGTTTCACCAGAGGCTCTCCTCCTTCAAGCAGGCGGGTGAGAACCAGATGCGCTCGGCGTGCCTGCGTTGCGTTGCGCCAGTTTCGCCTTGCCCGTGGAACCCGCCGCTATTTGACCAAGTGTACACTTCCCAGCCGCGCTTCTCCAGCTCGTTGTGCTCCCCCTCGAGCCCGCAAAGGGCGACGCGCAACGTTTCGTTTTTCTTACACCATTCTCGCACGGCGTGGGATACACTATCGTCCAACTTATCCACCGCGTAGCACCCCTTATCGCGCCCCGTGCTGACCGCGTACGGGGGATCGAGAAATACGCCAACAACGTGCTGCTTGCTGAGGCGTGATGGGGAAAGCCCAAGGCGAATCGTGCGCTCCCAGTCTGCGCAAAGGATAAAGACGTTGCTGAGCCGCCGCGCAAGACGGCGCAAATATTCCACCACACGTTCTCTGCCGTCTTCCCTTAGCCGAAGCAGTCCTTGTTTCTCATCTTTCAGCGTCCCGCCAGCTGGGCAGGCGGTCGCCTCACTGCCATACCAGGCGCACAATACAAATGCCCACCAGCCCGCAAGCTGCGCGTCATAGTACATCGGGTCCGCTTCCAACGACTGCACCAACTGCCCGCTCTGGCGGATTTTCCAAAGATACGCATTCCTTGCGCGAAGGTCCGCCTCGATGCTCGGCCAATCAACGTGTTCTGCCACCTCTTCCGGCGCATACTTTACGGCGCGCCAGAAGTTCGCCACCAAGCCATCCTTATCGCCAATCACTTCGCGCCTGCGAGGTCCGTACGGACAACCAAACAGCATGGACGCCGAACCGGCAAAGGGCTCGATGTAGCAGTCCACCTCACCGAGCCTGCTCCACACCACGGAGCACACGCGCCTCTTGTTCCCGAAATACGGGAACGGCGTCTTAATCTTCGCTTTCGGCTTCGCCCGGCTCATTTAGTACTCCTACCTTAATGTTCGGTGGCATGATTGGGCGCAACGCAAGCTCGAACCACTTGCATCGCTGCTTCTGCATGACGAGGCACTTGCCGTAGAAGATGCAGCCGCCGCGCCGCCAGCAGGAGCACTCGCCCTTGATAAACGCCTTGAGCGTCCTGTATCGCCGTAAACGGACTGACGCGGAGGGCGCACCTTGCGGGTGTCCTGCCCTTCGTAGCTTCCGCCTCCTTTTCCCCATTGCCATGTTGTATGCCCTCCGCGTCAGCCTCTACGATATCCTCTCGAAACAGGCCCGATGTGGTGCGTCGCAGGGTCGAGGTCAACGATCACCGTTCCCGTTGCCCCAGTCCTACGCTTCACGCACCCTATATGCAATTCGCGCCCGAAGCCGTCGGGGTCAACTTCGGCGCGCCTAGGGTCCTCCACGCGAGGCCAGTAAACCGTCAGCGCCGTGTCGCTCTGCTCTATGATTTCGCGCGTTTCGCGGAAGTCCGCCGCGGTGGGTGGCTTCGGCCTGCCCTCTGCGTACTTCACCTGCGATAGCACTATCACCGCGCAATCACAATCAACTGCAATCCGGCGCAATTGCACCATTATATCACCAAATGCCAAGTCGCTACGGCCGGCAATCCCAGCACCTGCCGCGTGCCCGACGCGCTGTATTGTGTCAACGACAAGCAGCCACGGCCTGTGGCGCAACACGGCCAGCTCGATTACCGCGGGATCGGGGCTTGTGATGATATGTAGCCGGTTCCCCCAGGCAGCCGCAAGGCGCTCGGCGTACGCGTGGAAGCGCTCTTCGAGCTCTTGCGCTATCATCTGCCCCTCTAGCAACGGGCCATACGGCACGTTGCACTCCTGAGACACAAGGCGGGCGAAGATGACAGAATCCTGTTCTTCGGCGGCATATACCACAGCCCCACCCTTATTAAGCGTGGCACGCACAATCGCCAAAGCCAGCGCTGTCTTGCAATGACGGCTGCGACCGCCAATCGTCAAGATTGTGCCGCGCATGAGCCTTGGCACAAAGTTGGACACGCCGGGCACCGCGTGCGCCCAGCCACGGCCGTTGCGGCTATCGGCGATAATGGCCATGAGTCGTTGCCGGCTTGTCTCTGCGTCGGCGGTGTGTGCCGTATCGGCGGCGCTCGAAAGTGCTTGCTGCATCCTTTCAAGCCCGGCGGCGCATGACGATATTGGGATGGTAGGGTCTATGGAATCACGAGCCAGCGCCCTCGCCAGCTTGTTTACCCGTCGCCTGGCTGCCCATTCCACGACAACCGATGCGTAGTATTCTGCGTGGGCGGCGGAGGGCGTGCGCTCCAGGCAGTCGCAGACAACATCGCCGACGTTCTTGCTGTCGCACCTCTCCAGCACGATAACGGGGTCCGGCGGCCGGCCCTCCTTGTGCACGTCGAGGCAAACACGGTAGATTTCCCGCAGCGTGGCGTCTGAGAAATGCTCTGGCGCTAACGCCGCCCGCACTTGGGCTATTTTGGACGGGTCCAGCAATATGGACCCTATAACAGCGCGCTCTGCTTCTTCTGGCGTGAACTTAATCATCGCTATCCTTTAGCGAGGCCGAGCGCCCGGCGTTACGAGGGGGTGCGAGTGTCGCCTTGACAGGAGGTGCAAGAGGTGGGACCGGGCGCTCGACCAGCCAGTATTTATAGTATTCACCATCGTGGTTGCGGCAATAGTTCTCTGCGAGAAACACGAGCGTTGCCCAGGCGGCCTGCTCGATACGGTGCAGCGTCACGGTCCAGTGACGTGGCAGCACGGGATCAAGCAACCGTAGGCGCTCGCGACCGGGAAACAACAGCTCCGGGCACTGCTCCCAGTGCGCGTGTATCTGGTGCGCGAAGCGGAACCACGCCCAGTCAGGCATGCGCCACCCGCGCTTGTAGAGCAGCTGGGCGCCCGCCAACTGCAACGCCCGCATTGCTCGCTTCAGATCGTCTTGGGTCGGGGCTTCAATCATTCTCGCACCCCCGGTTTCCCAAGTAAAGAATACCCCAAGATGCCCCGCTTGTCAAGTCTCGCCGTCCCCCTTGCGTCTGGCACCCTCAAGCCAAAGGCGATTAGGGGCGCCCGGATTCCTGGCGTCCGGGAAGGCTTGCCATTGCCGCTTGCATTCGGGGCAACGGCGATTCCACGGCCCTTCGGACCAGAATACCTTTCCGCATGTTAGGCACGTTCGCTGCTTGTAAGCATCGCCGCGAAAAGGGCTTCGACGCATTTCCTCGGGTCTCCTTTCATGATCCCACCGGAGGCAAAGGGCTCGCATTCAGGGATATTCTCAATCGAGAAATCGCCTTCGACGTCCACCGTGATGCATATATCGCCGTGCCACGCACGCCATTCATACGGCACGAATTTGGCGTCGGGTATCGTCGCCCTGGCGTGGTAAAGCGCTTCTTCCGCTGTGTCGGACACGCCGTTCATGAACGGCTTATCTTCCCCTTGCGGATAGAATGTCCACAACCAGCGGCGGTCATCCGATTCCCATATGTTACCACGGTTCTTGCCTTCGCTATTGGTTATCTCATACTCGCTCACGTACCACTCAAGCCTCATCGTGGTTTCCCCCTAGTGGCGTAACAGACATCGCGGAATCATCCGGCTGGCGCGCCCCTCCCGGCGGCCAGCCCAAATCGGTTCGCCGCGCTAGCGCGTATGGGTCCATCACTTCCTCAACAGGCACGCCCATCGCTAGCAGCCGGCGGGCTCGGTATGTCAGCACAGGGTCTGGCTCATCGCGGCCCGGCCACCCGATCCAGATTTCCTCGTTCATCGCATCGCTCCTTAAATGATAAGGTGTAGCCGTCGCGCTCCAAGCGCGATGCGAGCTGCTCTATGCCGCAGTCCGCGTGCACACGAAACGCAACGACGGGGGCATTACCGAACGCCACCCTCACCATGTCGGCCAAGTTGCTAACGGGCGCCGCGAACACCCATCCCCAGTGCCACACGCACAGATCGCGCTTCTGAAACCGCGCGCGCACATCGCCATACCGCGCCAGCATGCCCTCTATAGCAGAGTAGAGGCATTCTGCCGCACCCGGCACGGCGCGCATTGACTCACCCAACGCACGGCAAAGCGTGTGCGTGTCAAGAATCACCTCTACGAGCACGCAATCATTAGTAGGCAATCTTCTTCCCCTTGCATGCGCGCAAGTCTTGCAGCATCTTTAGGGCGGCCTTGTCGCCGCGCTCGCTTTCGTAAATCACGTCAGCTACAATCCGGGGGTCGGGTAGCCTGCGTTCAGTGTCGTTCATTATATCAGCCTCCTACCTGAGCAAATCGTGCAACACGTAGAAATGTGGCGCGAGCATTCGCGCGAAGTACACAAGGCACACCGCGCCGCCTATCGCCATTCCAATCGCGGCAGCGATGATGAGCGCCATACCCCGAAACGCGGTTACCTCGTCTTCATCATCGATCATCCGCACGCCAGTGCACATTAGCAGGGCACACACTACAAGAAGGACGGCGCCCGCAAGCCCGTACAGTAAGCACACGCTCGCGTATTCACGCGTTAAAGTGTGTACGGCTTCTGTTATCATTGCATCATCCTCCAGATCACGTAGGCAAGTCCCGTGCCCCAAAAGCACGCGAAGATGAAGAACGCTATCGCCGCGGCGATATCCCTCTCGCGATCCCACGCGTCTTGCACGGCGCTTATGACGTTGACCACGCTGCCAAGCAGGTGGAAAAGCGTCATCGAGCCCAGAAAGATTGCAGCCAGGATGTACACGACTGTCATTGCGCATCTCCTTTCATGCCTTGCGCACAATCTCGACAACCTTGTCCAAGTCGGGGCGCGGCGGCGTGATTTTATTGATATACCACCGCATGATATCCGCGATCATTTCCGCCGCAACGCACGCCTCTTCGCGTGTCTCCGCTACGCCGGACACGCTACTGTGCGCGCTACACCAATTGCCCTCGCTTCTGTATTGCGCGAAGCCCACCCACCAGGAAAAGTAGCGCCCTCCGCTATCCTCCTCACAACGTTTGACTGTGGCGCGCACAGCGCCTTCCACACTATCCCACGCCATCTCCTCCCATGCCAGCTTCCGCTTGGCGTGCCGAGCGCAGGCGCTTTTAGCCCCGCTGAGGGTCTCTGTAACGCCAAGGGAATAGAACTCGTGGCTCCAAGCGTACCGCTCGTTAGGGCCTATCTGCCTAACTATCTGGTACTCACCGGCCCGCCAGCGATACGGTTTCCAGTCCATGTCACATCTCCTTGTATAGCGCCAGGGCTTTTTTCGCGAAGGCTTCAGCACGTTCCTTCGCGCCTTGCTCCGTTTTTGCCGTGCCGCGGCCATCCACTAGGAGATATTTCCTGGTGCGGTTTATCTGCACCTCAACGCGCCACACGTAGTAGTGGCTCATGTGGAGAACCTGCATGCAAACATCACCTCGCCTGGCCTCCCACTCGTATGGCTCCCATTCGTGCTCGTCGCCAACGGCGCGCTCAAGCGCGCGCATAGCCTTGCGCATTCCCCATTCAATATCGCCCGTGTCCAACACCGGAGTGTACCATAGCCATTTGCGACCACCCTCGTGTTGGACGTGCCCGGCGCGGCACTCCATGCCAATCACTCGCCACCTCGTGGGCATTGCTTTTGCTCCTTACGCATCGCTCACACCCTACCACTCTGTATGGACTGTAACGTCCCAGCCCCATTTCTTCAGCCACGATTGCACATAGGCGCACAAGTTGTGGCAGCTTGGCGCCGCCTCCTCGATTATCACGTCAAAGCGTTGTGGCGGCGCCTTATCTTCACTCCCGACTGGTTCCAGGGCATAGGCGCCAAGCGTGCCCCAGTTTATCGGCTCGCTTCTAAACGCCTCTGCAATGCGCTTGTCACCTTTGATCCTCTTTTTGTCGAGCGCATATACAGTGTCTTCTTCCACCTTATCGTACAAGCTTAGCAACACCCAGTTAGCTAAGCTCTCGACGCATTTGTAATACGCCCACGGCACGTCGTGGTACAACGGGTGGGACTCAATCTCCGCACGCGTCATCAGAAAGGCAGTGTCAACGAGCATTGTGCTCACTCCTATCCCAAGGGGTTTCCTGGATACGGAGGCCATCTGGGAAGTCCGCAGCGCATTCTGTTACCATGTATGGGTTTTTGCCTTGCCACTCACGGTCGGGGTCGTACATCGGCAACTGCTTGACCCATACAGGAATGCCCAAATCGCGGCAGTCCATCACAACACGGCGCGTCCACCATGTCACGTCCCACTCGTTATCCCCAATAGACCTTCCCCACGATTCCTTCGCGCGTGGCCCACTCTGGCAGCCAACGACCACCCAGTCGGGCTTGCCCAAGCCATCGAATGCTGTATATAGCTCGACGAAAGAAACATCGCCAAGTATTGGCTCAAGCGATATCCACTTATGCTTTGCGTCTATATGCGGTAGGCACTTGAGCGCATACCACAAGTTCGCTTTATCGGTGGCCGATACGCCAAACCACAAGTTGGGCGGGAACTCAATGCCCTCAAGCGCCAGGGGGCGTTTAGTAAGTGTTAGGAACGTGTGCTGAGAGTGTGCCGCGACCTTCCGAAGCATGCGCTTTATATCACCACGCCCAGCGAATGCCCAGTCACCCATGTAATTCAATGCTATAACTTTCGATTTGCGCGGTAACGGCCTAGCGAATACATCCTCGTGGAACGTCGGCGCAAACGGTTTGCCTTTTGGGTATCCGTAGCGCCCGCGCAAGCGGTAGGCCATGCGCCGCGCCCAGCAAAACTCCCAGCAGGGCAATCCTCTTACGCAGCCCGTAAACCAGTTCAGGCCCATGTCGCAGTACTCGGCCGGCTTACTCATTGCCTACGCCCTCCGCCCACCATGGGAAACAGGATTTCTTTGGCCCTTTCGCAATGGGTCATTATCTGGCCCACAGCCACGATGCAGCGATGTGGCCAGCCTCTTTCACGCCTTTCTATCTCTTCTGTGGCCCACTTGGCGCACTCTGATATTACATTGAAAAGGTCCTGCAGGCCGCAATCCCCTCCGGTCCCCAAAGCACGATCTTCCTTCCAGGGATAGTTGCTCTTCTGCACTTTCGACATCTCCGCAATGTTCTCAAGGACGTGGTACTTTTTCATGACTCCTCCCTTTCTGCTTGCTCTATTGCGCCATAGATGAACACCTTCCATGCAGCTTGCTCGCGCGTCCTTGCCGTGCCGGAGCGCAAGAAGCGCTTGCTGTCCTCGATGTGCCAATGCCACTCGCCTCGCGGCGGGTCCAAGCACCAGATGCTGGCGCGAAGACCACCCGCGAGCCTCAACCTGTGCACCACGTAATCAGCCGGATCGCCCATCGCATTCTCCTACCACGCGATTGTGAAGCACTTTTTCCCCTTATGCTTCATGAGAAAAGCCAGCACCTCCGTCGGGTCATTGACCTTGTAGCCCGTCTGGTTGGGTTTGGCCAGCGCATCTCGCACCTTTCCGATAAGCTCGTCGTCAATAACGGGGAAATCCTCTCCAATGGCCTCGCTGACCGCCATGACCGGCGCGGGAATATAGGTGTCATTGTCATCGAGGAGCGCTGCCTTCAGCCACGATACCTCGCCCACCCACACGGCCGGTGTTTTGGCAAGCTTGCGGTCGATCACATCCCACTCTTCATCCGTGCACGGCGTTCCGAAGTACTTGCTGCCAATAGTGTTCCCCTCGAAGCGCTTTATGTCATCCTCAGTCACGCCTTCGAGTATGTGAATGTACAGGTCTGCGGCCATGTTAACTCCCTTTCGATTCTAGTGCTCGTGCTGTCATCCGCCGCACGGCGACCCATAGCGGGGCACCGAAGACGGCGAGCAGGACGGCTAGGTAAAACATGGCCTCACTCATCATGCGTCTCCTTATCTGCGCCAATGGCTTCTCGTGCGGGCGCCATTGGCTGAACCTCGACGCGATCAAACAGGGTATTTAGATAGTCGAAAGCGAGGTGCCTCCGGTGGAGGGGCGCCGCGCATGCAAAATTCAATGTGCTCAGCACCTGCTCTTTGAATCTCTCCCATGTATCGTGGGAAACTACTACTGCTCGCATGCTTGGCCTCCTTATCTATCTCCATTGTTTCCCGACCCAGGCGTTGTAGGGCTCGTGCCCGCAGTCGGTGGAGCGGGTATGTCCGTGCTCATATCGAGGGCAAGGTCAAACGCCATAGCCATCAGCGCGGCTGCACAGGCGGCGCCTCGTATAGAACGCGCGGCATATGGCCCTAGAAAAGTGCCTGCCCCCCAGACCTCCCACGTGGGTTCGCCGCCACAGCGGAGCTTGCCATGGCGGACCTCCGCTACCATGCATCCATACCTGCGCCAGTAGCCACACGGCTTGCCATCCTCGGAGAGAATCGGTGTCCAGGCCGGTAACTCACTCATCGGTTTCACCCTTCAATGCCTTGTCCAACCGAGTGCGTAGCGCCTCAACCGCAACATCGGTTAGCAGGAGCTGCACCATGTCCTGATGGTCCTTTCGGAAGGCCGTCACGATGACGCTGTAGGCTCCGTCGCTCATCCGATGTGCACACACCGAAGGGGCTCGGACGTCAAGGTAGTTGAAGACGAAGGTCTCGCCGGCGATTGGGTAGTTGACCCAATGCTGATACCGCATTATTTTGCTCCTTCTCCTTGCGTTAGCATGACGCAGCGCCTCTCGAATGCGTTTCGCAGGGCAAACTCGAAGATCGGGATGATGGCCTCCCATGCCCTGGCCTCCCCATAGCAACGAGTCTGTTGGCCTTTCTCGACCAACCACACTCGCCAACAACTGGCTCCGTGACTACGAGGCTTATCTAGGACATGGTGATCAATCTGGAGCTCGACGCCCTGCCCAATGTATGCTCGCGCAATTGTCTCTGCCATCAGCGTGCTCCTCCTTCACTCGTCGTGTGTCTTCTCCTGCTGGGGCAACGGGGTGAATGCCCGTAGTGCGAACTCCAGGATGGCGCGCGCGAACACCACGCTATCGGCATCTCCGAAGAGGTGGACCGGCACCCCGCGCTCTATCAGACGCACCTTCCATCGATCTCGGTTGCTGACATAGACGACCTGCACCTCTTTTGCCTCCCCTACAGGAACCCGTGCACAACAATGGCCAGTCATCGGCTCACTCCTTCCCGTAAAGCTCCCGCCGCAGCCGCCAACAAGCATCCCGGAACAGGGCCGCGTAGCGGGCAGCCAGCGCCCGGCGGAATGGTGGCAGTCGCCGCAGCCGCAGCGGGTCGCGCTTGCGGGCCAGGTCGGCCAGCGCGCGAATCTCAAGGTCGCGGCGAGTCATGATTTCGCCTCCTTGCCAGTTGCGTGGGCAAGGGCCGCCGCCATGTCTGCGGCGCCATCTAGATAGGCTGCGCAATCGGCATAGCCGGCCGCACGTAGGCGCCTAGCCGCCACACGCAGCTTTCTGATCCTGTCGCAGCGCAGGCTGGCGATTTGCGAGTGGCGAAGCGCCTCTGCGGTTTGCGCCGCGTCGCGCAACTCCGCGGCCAAACGTTCGCCGCGCGCGGCGATCTCCTCTGCCCACACGTCCAGAATGCCAAAGCTCATCGCTTCACCTCCTTTTCCCGCTCCCGCATCCTTTGTCGCCTCCGAATGGCCGTCCACTGCGCATGCGATATCCGCGAGACGCCGGCCGAGGAGCCGCACAGGCAGTCGCTCACGAACCACCCGCACTTTGCGCACCGGTATTCCCACCAGGTGCAGTAAGGCGTGCTGCACCTCCCTCCAGCATAGTAGTGGCCATCATCTACGTGCTTACCCCATGGGCAAGGCTCGGGGGCGGTCTTCATCTCCAGTTCCTTTCAACCCACGCGTCATATAGCTCATGCCCGCAGCCGGTTGAGTCGGGGTCGCCGACCGCCCAGCGGTCGTAGGACACGGTGAAGCACCAACCGCAGCTGGCACACTCATACTGGGCATCGTCCAGGTCGTAGTCCTGGAACTCGGCCTCCCCGTTACACTGTGGGCATGGCCACGTGTCGGGCGCCTCCGGGCCGTCCGGGGGCTCGATGTTGCGTTCAGGGAAAACGTCGGGGCGCATCACTGATCTCCTACAGGCACCGACAGGCCCGGTGCCACGTAGTGCACAGATGGTTGCTCGGCGATCCACTGCTCAACCTCCACCAGGCCGTGCTCGCCGACGGCGTTCGATGCGATAGCGAGCGTCGCATAGTCATGCTCTCCCTCATCGGGGAGGGGCGGTTCGGGGACGATTTCCGTCCCGCGAACGCGGTACTCATCGGTCAGCTCCACCTCGTACAACATCGTCAATCTCCTACCTGGCGCGTCCGTTGCGGATGACCAGCCCTTCGTACCCGCCTGCGCGGTAGGCAGCGCGGGCGCGCCGCAACTCGGTAAGAATCCGGTCATGCCATTTGGCATGCGGGTTGTCTGGTGAAAATGCGACGAACTTGGTGTCGGGTGGGATGCCATCCCATTCGCAGGCGTGCCGCCAGGCTAGCCGTGCGGCATGGGCTAGCGAGGCGAGATAGCGCCTCCCCTGCTGGTTGATCTTTTCTTGCGTTGTCATCGCGGGACCTCCTTGCGCTGATCGGCTAGTAGTTTAGCGCGTCGGTTCTGCCGCGACAAGGGCACGCAACGGGCGCACGCTGTGCGCGAACTCTCGCTCGTCGTCCAGCATGTTTGCTGGAATGGCACTCGCCCGGTGGCGCTCCCTGACCCAGCCGAACACGCGCGACCAGTACGCGACCGTCTTGCCGTCGCGCACCGCCTTCAGGTGGTAAAATGGCGCGGCCACGATGTGACTCATCTGTCCGCCTCCTTAACATACGCGTTGACGGAATTGAGAACGACCTGGAGTTTTCGCTCAAGCCAGTGGGCGAGCCGGATCACACAGCGGCGGGTCTCAGCGTCACCGCTCGCGTCCATGTTGAGCGCCAACAGCTCCCTGTTCGCGCCCTGCACAATGCTAGCCAGTGTGCTAAGGCTGTCGGCCAGCTTGTTTGCCAGCTCCCCGGCCTTGAGTCGAGTAGTTGCTTCATTTTTCATCACGCACCTCCTGCTGTGTCATTTCATCATGAACGGCGCGCTCAAGCTCGCCCTTTCTCGCGCGGCGCCATCCGCCTCTTGGCCCGCCAACGTAGGCGCGCAGGCGTGGCAGTTTGCGTCGCAGGGTGAGCACGATGGCGGCGGCGCGGCCCGGGCTGCAATCCAGCACAACCGCGCCTCCGTCCAGCTTGCCTTTTTCCGCGTTCACCACGCTACGTATGCGCAGCGGCGAGAGAATCCATGTGGCCGTCTGCCGCACCTTTGGGTGCGAAAGGTCCGAAACATTGATTGCGATCTGCGTTGCGCTCATGTCGACACCTCCTCAATAAAGCGCAGCCCGTCGCACAGCACGGTTCCGTGCGGCGCACAACACTGCGCGAGTCCGGCCTTCTTCGCGTATTCCCGTGCCGAAGATAACTTGCCAGCGCGGATTAATCCAAGCCATTTATCATGCGCACCTGTGACCGCCCAGCGGAGACTGTATGTTGCCAGAACATGGGTAACGTCATGCACACTTTCAGTCTCGCACTTCCATATTTCACATGACGGTTTAAGACCATCAGCAAATTCTTGCGCTTGCGCCGCATCCGCAAAGGCAAACACGCCGTCCCATTTTTCACGCAACCATTCCCCGTCCACCATATATAGCAGTCCCAGCGGTGGCCGGACTACGGCGGATGACAATACACCTTCCCGCCCCGCGCGTAGGACCTTCCATACGTTTGTCACGTTTCTTCCTCCTCTTCTTCGCCATAGAGAAGGCTTTCGCATAGCTCTTCCGCCTCCCCAGTGGACATTTCCAGCAGCCTAGTAAGCCAGTCTGTCAGTATTTCCACCTCGCGCCAGCCCATTCCGGGGTTCAGGCCATGCGGCCTTATTCCGGCGATCTTGGCATCCTCGTCGTGCCCTGTGAGGTCGGCCAGAATAGCCGTGAAAACCCTGTCCAGCGACCATTGGTCCCTATTGTAGTTGAGCGCCTCCATGCGCACGTCTTCTGCCAGCTCTTTTACCTTATCGCTCATCTTCGTTCCCCTTTCACGGCTTCTCCCCAAGAGTGCCAAGCGCCTTTTGTAGGATGTTCAACACGCACTCGCTGAGATTGTCGGACACGCTCGCTATCTCCCCAGCGGCGTGGCTAACCACGGCGTCATGAAGAACGCGCGCAGCACGCGTGAGTCGCAGGGACGTTTCGTTTAGTGTGTCGCACGCAGATGATGTGATGTCAATGACATGGTGGAGCGCGTCCATGATGGACTCCCACTCGGATTGCTCTAGGATTACTGCGCGTTGCACCTTCAGTCCTCCCGTTTAGCAAGCGCTTCTTGAAGCGCACGCAAAAGGTCGCCTGCCTGTTTGCGCGTCATGGTAATTGACCGCGTGCGCATGTCGGGCATGTCCCACATCACGGTGTATAAGTCTTCCTTCGGTGGTGTGTTGCCATGTATATACACCGTGATGCGTGGCTTTTCATGTTGGAAGTGCCACGCCATGCGCATGACGTGCTTGCTGTCTAGCTCGATAATCGTCATCATGGTCTCCTCATCCTGCGCAGCACGAATGCTGCGGCCGCCATGAACGCCAGAAACATGCACGCATTGAATGCGAATTCGCTCATTGCGCCTCCTTTCCGAAGGAGATGAACCCCGGCACGCCGATGACGCGCCCCTGTTCGTCGCGCACGGCGCGCGCCGTGTCCGGCGCCAAGACATCGGCGCGCGCCGCTTGCTGCGCGACAACGAGCGAAACTATATAGAACGTTCCCTCTTTAGGTTCTGGCAGTCCTTCCACCTTACCTGGCGCCAATCTGCGTACGGGCACGTCCCCAGGTAACATAGCATGGCCTGCCGGCTCGAACTCGATCCGCGCTATGTCTCCTGTCGGCGGTATGTTCACCACGCGTTCTCCACCATCCAGCACCAATGTAACCCTATGTGGCGTCAGGTTGATATACGTCACGGCCTTACTCCTCCTCTTCGGGCTCCACTTCCGGCACTGTGACAACTGGTCCCATGCTATAGGCAGACGCCGGCAGGCCGTCCGGCACATCGTCAATATATCCCAGCGCCTGTCCCCATCTTGCAGCCGCCGCCATGTCCGTGCCGAACTCGGCGCGGGCCACGCGGTCTGCGACCTTATCCAGCTCCTTGATGTATGGGTCTCCGTCCGCGTCCAGCATCGCCATGACGGGCATGCACACATCGGCGCCCCCGTGGAATCTAGCCATGCGCCAGATGTACCACGCGCGCCGATGCGCCACCTTTACCTCCCACGGCGCATCTTCTGGCGCATACCGTGGACGCGACCTGCGCAGCCGGCCGGTCCGGCTATTGGTGATCAGCTTTGCGATCAGCTCCGCATGCGCGCGTGGCGTCGGGAAGTACCCGTGGCCATCGCACCACGGGCACTCGCGCCATCGCCCGCGCCCATTCCCGCCACACTTGCGACATGGTCTTTTCTCATCCATCGCTTTCTCCTTGAAGTGCTGCCACTACCCTGTCGGCTTCTTCGAGATATCCTTGCGCGTAGTCCAGAAAGCTCCGCGCATTGAGAAGGAATTCCGGATGGGGTTCCCCCTCCCATGCGCGCAGCTCATCGACTGCGTTAATGATGCTTCTCATGGCATCGAGCGTGTGGGTCCAGAAGCATTCACGTGGGTTGCTCATTTCTGCGTCCTCCTGTCGTGCTGGTCTCCGCGTCCCGCGCCGCGCCGGGCGTGCCACAATCATCCACACCTGCGCCATGCCCATGCCTTTCTCCTTTGTGTTACTGCTTGTGGCCAGCTGTGAAGTCCGAAGGCGCAACACGCCACACCACCACTTTGGCAAACTCGCGGCCAGTTATCTCGCGCACTGCGTTCAGCGCGCGGGCTTGGTCCCGTTTGATGCGCTCGCGAAGCCCCGCAATGGTCGTTTCGCGCTCGCCAAGATAAGCGAGCGTTTCGCAGTGAAGCTGGTCAACGGTGTCCGCTACCTCCACAATGGCCCGGCCGCGGCCGCCGTCAACGATGCCAATATGGTACGTACGCATGCGTTCTCTCCTGCTGGTCCGGCCCGCGCCACATTGATGCGCAGCAGTACGGGCACACGTAGGGATCATCCTGTGGGATTTCTTCAACCCACGGCAGCCTCCCCTCGGTGAGCAAGCGCTGACGCTCGATGCGGTCATTGTCTTTTGTCCATTGGCCGCCGCACTCGGCGCAAGTGCGCGGCCAACCGTGTGGTTGCGTCATACTAGTTCCCCTCACCTTTAAGCTTCCGCACGCCGCGCGCGCAGACGGTGTGCGTCCAACCAGCCGCACGCGCATGCGCGTACCGCCCCGCCGGGAGCGGTTGCATGTCAAGCATGCACAACTTCTCTCGCGGGACAAGCAGCAGGTCCTGCGCGTTTTCGACCAGCTCAAGGCCGCATTCCAACGCGAGCAGAACTTGCTCCCCGTCCTGCTCGACGACGGCGGCGAAGTACCGAGGTGGCCATCCCCCGCGCCCGCGGAGGGAGGCAACTTCGGCGCGCCTGTCCTCGTATCGTGCGCGTCCAATACCCTCGTGGAGGGCGTCGAGCGTGGTGTCGTCCGCGCTATCAAGCGCGCGCTCATACGCCTCTCGGGCCTCGCGCTCGCGCGGTCCGCAGGCGGCGCGTACTTTCTCCAACCTCTCGCGCATCTCGTTCTCCTTACTTCTGCGCCATGAGTCGCAACACCTCGCCGCGCTCTACAGGTACGACCTGCTGGTCCGGCCGGCGCATGGCCAGCAGTAAGTCCAATTGCTCTTCGATTCCATGCGCCACTTGGTCGAGGTGGTGGACTATCTCCTTGGTGGACTCTAGCGCCACCTGCAGCGCCTGGACGGCTTCCAAGCGCCTTTCCCAGGCGCGCTCGGCGCCTAGGCGCTCGCACGCCCCGGCCAGGGCTTCCAGCGCCTTCCGCGCCTCGGCGCACCGGCGCTCCAGCGCGCCTTCGCAGCGCAGCGCCCGCTGCGCTTGCGCGGCCATATACTCGGCCACAGCGCTCCAGCGCGCCGCCGGAATGTACCGCATTCTCACCGTTGCCATGTCTTTCTCCTCACCTGACGCGACACACCACAGCGCGGGTGCACAGGCCGTCAAGTGCGCCAAAGTCCAGATAGGCGCGCAACTCAACGACGTGCGTTGCGCCGCGCTCGCGGGCGAACTCATGCCGCCCGCCACGGTCCCAGCCGGCCGCCGCGTGCTCCGGCACGCGGTTCCACGGCCCGCTGGGGGATTGCGCCACCCGCCACGGCCAGCGCGTGCGGTCAACGAAGACCGCCTTAGCGCCAGCCGGCAGCCGAGCGGCCGCGTGCTGCAGGACGTCCATGTTCGGCCTCCTAAACGGCAAACGCCTCGGCGCGCTGGGCCGCGTCAATCGATACGGCCTCGACAGCGCACTGGAGCGCAATCCAGCGCTCCGCCGCGTACAGTGCGGCGCCGCGCGTCCTGAACCCACCCGATTGGTGCGCCGGCTTGCCGGCGAGCGGGCCTCGCCACACCGCGAAGGCCCACCTGTGACGCGGGCGCTTATGCACGCACAGCGTCCACGTCCGCGCGTACGGCGCGTCCGAAACGACGCCGTACAGATACCCAATAGCGTGCTTGTGCAACATCACGTTTCTCCTACCAAAGACCAACGAAGCGCACGCTATATGTTATCCGGCGTACGCCGGCTATCGTCATGCAAGCGGGCACGCGGCTACGCACGTACGTACACACATTGTATGTACGAGCGTGCAACGTACTACACCATACACGCTATGCGCATGCATTACTATAGCGCGGGGTACTAGTACGTACGCTCATGCATCTCATGCATAAAGAGCGCGTACATACCATGTAAGCGTTAGGTATGCACGTGTATATGGGTAATCCCATGTACGTGCATGAGCGTACATGGGGTGTACGTATGGGTAGGGCAGGGCCGGCGGGCGGCGGTTAGGGTGTTTCTCCTAGTAGCCCAGGGCGTACAATGCTCTGAGCGCGGTGGTCGCGGCCTTGAAGTGGCGCGTGTTGGGTTCGCCATCGATTAGTCGGGAGATGATGGCGCTGGTGTGGGCGGAATTGCACACGCCGGTTTTGAGGTCGCGTGCGGCCTTCAGGATATGGTCTCCGATATGGGGAGGGAGATCGAGGGCCACTTTGCGAAGGTGGTATGCGCCCTCGAGTTGGAGCATTCTGATGATGTGCATCGCGCCTGTTTCGACGTAGTCGTGCGCTGTTACTGCGTCCATGGTGTTGAATGCTGACATGGCGGACCTCCTTTCGTCATGCCGCCCGCCGGATTGTCAATGAGCGTGCCCTGCCAAGGCGCCTTAGCACGGCGCACGTGCCAAGACGTGTTGGCAGGTGGCAGACCCGGGCCTAGGTTGCGGGAATTAGACGTCCAGTTCGTCGATCACCACGTCTTCGACCTCGGTTGTCTCCTTTTTCTCCTTCGGGGTGTACGGCACGCTGTGCCGCGCCACGGGATTGAAGTCAATGCCGAGCGCCTTTGCCGTGTCCAAGCGCTTCTCAAGCGCTTCGGTGGTGTAGCCGGTAGCCGGCCGCAATTCTCCACGGCGGCGCGGATTGTAGCACAGATTTTCCGCGGCCTGGAGTTCGGCGGCGGCCACCGCCAGAATCGACCACACCTGCTCAGCGTTGCGGGCAGGTGTAGCGACCTTGACCGCGGCGGAAGCCAGTTTCCGGGCGCGTTCAAGACGCTCGATGGCGTCTTCAACCGCCGATTCAATGACGGCGGCCACGGCGCCGATGCGTCGAACGCCACCATTACCCAGCGCAGTGCCGGTGTTTTTCTTGCTGGCCATGACGATTCTCCTTTGTCATGGCCCGGGCCTGCTCGCTTGCCAAAGAACGACCTGTCAAGGCATCCTTAGCATACCATAGACGGCGGGCGTTGTCAAGCCGACTTGCCACGGCGGGCAGCCTGGCGAAATGCGGCGGCAGGCGGCGGCGGAAAAATCCCCCCGCGATTCGCGGCGGGGGAATAATCCCCCCCGTTTGCGCGGAGAAAATTCCGTGGCTCGTTGCGGTGTCGTGCTTTGCAATAGCCCCTAGAAGCCGCGAGGATTGCGTGTGGCGGCATCCGGGGTGGTGCAAAGTATAAGAAGTCGCGTTACGTGCGCGATAATCGTTATCAATAAGCGTAAGCGTGGCGTGTTATTGGGCTTACGTTCTTACTGGGAAGCGTTATCATTTGCGTGTTTGAGCAAATAGGGCGTGTGGGGCACGAGAATCGCGTGTGGTGCAAAGTTGGTTCATATGAACCAGTTAGTGCCATTTTGGCACTCGGTGTTTGGGTGAGGGTTGGCGCGGCTGGGGAGGGGCGAAATCGGCTGGTTACGGCGGGAAGGAGGGGAAAGGGCGTGTACGTATATAAGGGGTACGTCTATGTACGTACATGGAAGTATATAATTAGGTACGTACATGTACGGGGTACTAAGTTATATAATAATATATAGCTAGGTACTCTGTGTACATGGGTATATGAGTGGGGTACCGGCTTATAAGGGTAGGGTATAAGCTTATAGGAGGGGTAGGTACACGTACGTCCAGACTACCTATATAAAAGGTAGTCTGGACGTGTACGTACGTACTGGTACCCTTAAAGTAACGTACAGTGGGTACCGTACGTACAGTAAGGGTACATAGATAGGGGTACAGGTAGAGTACCGTGGAGCTCATGAGGGGTAACCCTACATGACACAGATGGGGTTGACTTGCGGGGTGAGTGGTGGTAGTATCTTATAGGAAGGAGGCTTGGTATGACAGGGCCTGAGCGTGAGTTTGCTCTGTTTTGCGCTAGGGTGCGCGATAAGGAAGGGCGTCTGGCTAAGTGGAGGGAACTCGGGCTGGATAATGGGGAGAGCGATGGGAAGGAGGCGCAGCGCATAGCTGCCTTTCTTCGGAGGGATGACGTGGTGAATTTGCTGGAAGCAGAGGAAGACCGTGCGGACATAGAGGCGCGCGCCACGATAATGGAGGAGCGCGAAGAGCGGGCGCGGCTCTATAAGAAGCGGCTCCAGCTGTGGCAAGAGGTGCTGGACTCCGCGCTCGAAGCGCTGGGTAAGGTGCGGCAGCAAATACGCGAGGGTGATAACATTGGCACCATACAGGCGTACTCCAAGCTGGTGGATGTGCTTCGCAAGCTTGTGCCGATGGATATCGAAGAGGAGGACGTGCTGGTTACGCAGCGTGAGCGTGAAGCAATTGCCCGCTCTATCGGCTTCAAGATACCCGACGAGTTGATACCGCGAGCATGACATGCGCAAGCTAGACCCGGCGATAGTCCGGCGAGATGTACGGGAGTGCCCGATAGCGTGGTTCTCCGTGAAGCGCCGCCCAGGCCAGCGGGCGTTTTTTTATGATAAGAGCGTCGTCTCGGTTGTTATCGGGGGGCGGCGTGCCGGCAAAACCACATGCGTGGTAGGAAGAACGGTGGCGGCAGCTACGGGTATAGAGCCGCTTGAACTTCCCGGCTGCACGGAAGGCTTCCCAAAGCCACCGCTGGCCATCAGGCACTTCTGCGTGGATATCAACCGCACGTGGGAGCAGGTGATCCTGCCGAAGTATCTGGCACTTATCCCGCCCTCGATGCTGGACAAACGCAAGGGTGCAAAGCGCGACGGGTACGAGCGCCACAAGAACACGCTGTGGCTGCGCAACGGGACGTACATACAGCCGATGACGTACGGCATGACGCTTGATAAGAGCGAGTCCGCTGTGCTGGATATCGTGAATTTTGACGAGTTTCCGCGCCAGGAGCTTTTCCACAGCCAGCTTGCACGCGTGCTGACAACTGGCGGGCGCATATTTATCGCCGGGTGTCTGGACCAGCGCAGCATGCCGTGGCCCATAGACTGGGTGCACGAAGAACTCCTTGACACCGATAATCCGCACGTGAGTGTGCACTACTTCAGCACCGAGGAAAACATCAAGGCACTCGCAGAAGAGGCGGGCGAAGAGGTCGGCGCCCGCATCAAGAAAAACCTTGAGGCCATACGCGCCTTCCTGCCCGAAGAAGAACAAAGCGTGGTGCTTGGCGGCACGCCGTCGTGGCAATTCGGGCGCGTGTACAAGGAATTCACGCCAGAAAAACATGTGCTCAAGGGCTTCCAGCCGCACCACTTCCTAGCCATGATGCGTAAGGGCTATGGTGAGATATACGCGGGGTGGGATCACGGAATCAACCACCCAACGTGCGTGGCGTATGGTTTTCTCACAACGCATGACGTTCCAAACTTGCCTTTTAAGCGCGGCGATGTTATAGTGTTTGACGAGTACTGGCGCCAAGGGCTGAAGGCGCCGCAAATGGTGGGTGAAATCCTGCGGCTCCACAAGATGTACATCCCGAAGCGCTACTTCTGCTGCCGCAGGATGTTCATCAGCGGTGAACTCGGGCCGTCCGTGGCGCGTTACTACATGGATAACGGGATCGCACCGCTGATTTCCGCAAGCCACGGGCGAATGGACGCCATAGACCCTGGAGTCCAGCTTGTGTCGGCGCTCATACACGAAGGCGAAGAGTGGCCGAGGTTGCGTGTGTGCGAGAATTGCACGCACGTGATCCGCGCGCTCAAGTCGTGGTCTTTCAAGCCGTCGTCGTCCGATACCAATACCGGGGCAAAATATAGCGACAAGTACAAGGATGCAGCCGATGCCGTGCGGTATCTGGTTACCGGCTGCGCCAGGCGAAATGAAATCGCAAGGCCGGTCATGTGGCCGCAAGTCGATCATCCCGGCCTGCCCATATCGGCACTAAGCATACTTAGCGGGGTTGGCTACTGATGGCACACTTCACACTAGATGACGTTGCAAAACTCAGCGCGGAATTGACCACCGCGTACAACGATGCGAAGTCGCGCTACGCCGAGAAACACGATGTGGTGTGGCCCAGGTGCTACCGCTTCTACAAGATGCTGCACGACCCCAGTGTGCTTCAAGGATGGCGCGAGGCGGTGATGGCGATGGGGCCACAACATCCCGCCAAGAAGGCGGCGGCCATATTCTATCCGCTTGCCTTTACCGCCGTCGAGACGTTGATCCCGCGATTCGTGGGCGCCGTCCTTAGCCGCGAGCCACGCGTCGAGTTGGCCGACCCCGACGCCGTTGATGAAGAGAGGCTCGACCTCCTCAAGGCTTACGAAAAACGCGTCCAGGCTCATCTTGCGTACCGTATTGCGAATGATTTTCGTTTGCGTGAACTTAGCCCGCTCATCTGCCGCGACGCCTGCATCTATGGTACAGCGATTCTACACGTAGCATGGGACTACGAGGTCGATTTTCAGCGAACTTACGTCCCGCGCAAGAAGGAGACGCCTGTCGGCGAAAAGTGGGAACTCGTAAAGGAGAAAGAGCCCAAGTTTCGCGCGGGAATGTCGCTGAAGCTTATCTCGCCATATGATTTCTTCCCTGACCCTCTCGCCGACGGCATCAACCGCACGTCGTATTTCCCCGCCCGCTACGTCATGTGGCGACGCCTTGTGCCCGTCAAGACGCTGTGGGAACATATAAGGGCAACGAAGAAGAAGCGGAAGTGGAGAGTCCAGAACCTGAAAGAGCTGCAAGAGCTGGCGGAGGCGGGGAATCAACCACCACGCCACTTCGAAGTTGCGGCGGAAGCAACGGGTGAAAGTTCGCCTGTGCCCAAGGATGACGTGATTACCGTCTTCGAATGCTGGACCTCTCCGCCCGACCCCGCGTACATTATCGCCATCGGGCGGCATTCCCCGAAGGTTATCCTCGTCGAGACAGAAGAGCAGCATCCGTCCATTCGCGCCCCGATTCCGTTTGCCCTTGTCAAGCCGATTTCCATACCGCGCGAATTCTACGGGCAGAGTATCGTTGACGTACTTGGCCCGCTCAATGACATGGTCAACGCCCTTGTCAACCTGCGCGTGATCGGTTTGTCCAAGTCGGTGGCCGGCTTCACCGGCATCAACAAGGACATGATTTCCGCGGGCGCCGACGCGGTGCTCCGCAACCCGTTACGCGTGTACGAATTCATACCGGGCGGCACAGGGAAGCCGATTGAGTACACGGATATCCCCGATCACACCACCGGCGTCCAGGCCCAGATCAACGATATCGTCTCGCACGCCCAGATGGCGGCGGGCACGCCGGAGCCGGTGCTTGGCGCGGGCGGACCCGAAACGGCACGCGGCTACGGGTGGGCAATCGAGCAGTCGGCCCAGCGATTCTCCCTCGCTGCCGAATCTATAGCCGCGGGCTTGCGCGATATCCTTGAGATAGCCGTGGCCATAGATGCCCAATACATGGAACGCGGTCGCTTCGTTACCATTGAAGACAAGGGCAAGAAATATCGGCTTCCACTTGAGCCCGATATGCTCGCTGAGCCGTGGCGGATTATCGTTGACGTTGACCCGATCAAGACGAATCCGGCGCTCCAACTCCAGCAATGGCTCAACATGCTCACCGTTCTCCTGCCGTTGCCGGATATTCATCGCCACAGCTTGGTGCGCCGCACACTTGAACTTATGGGCATCAAGGACCCGCAGGAATTCCTCAAAGAAGAGGCAAGCGATCCTGAGCACGAAAACGCCCTGTTCCTTGCACGTGGTGAGTACCCGCCGCGACATCCTGGCGACAACGACGCGCATCATATCGAGGTCCACCAGCGCATTTCCGATAAGGCGGTGCAAATGGGGCCAGCGGCGGTCGCCGCGCACGCCCAGCATATCATAGAACATAAGCTTGCAATGCAGCCGCAGGCCCCGCCGCCTATGCCACAGGCCCCGGGCGCGCCTGTCGGCGCCACGCCGGAGCACGGCGCGCCCGGCATGCCCGTTGGCGAAGAAGTAGGTATCCCGACGCCAGAAGCTGCGCCCGAAGGAGCTTCATATGGTCTGCCACCCGAGTGATCTCTGGCGTGGCCCGTGCCCGTTGGCAGAAGCCGACGATGATCTGATCGAGGCGGCCAAGAAGATTGCCGCCGCAGCGCAGTCGCTGAAGCGCCACAACGGGTGGAAAGTCATCGATGACATGCTTGGTGAAGCGGAGCGTGCCGCCACGCGCGTGCTTTCTACGTCCACAGACCCGGAAGAGCGCGAGGTAGCGCGACGACGCCTGGTTGCCTACACATTTCTTGGGCATGTACTTGACGCGCTGGCTGACCTTCCAAAAGAACTTGAAACACGCCGTGAGCCGCGTATAATGAACCGCCGGGGAGTTGTGGACGATCCGGCATTGCTGGAGCGTGCTGCCATGCTGGCCGAGGCGCTCCAGACGGACGGATGGAACGAGCTTATGGCCGTTATTCGCGGCATGATTATCGGGTGGCGCGTGCTGCTGCCAGACATGCCCGCGGATAGCGCACAATGGGTAATAGAGGTCATAACAGCATTAAGGAGCATCCTCGCGCGTGTGCGTGAGGCCATCAATAGGGCACGTGAAGAAGGAGTCGCGTAATGGGTACCGAAGACCCCGACGTCCTTGCTGAAGGTACGGACCCCGAAATGGAGGGGACAGCCGATACCGAACAGCAGGAACCGGCCCCGCAAGAAGGGACAACCGGCGAAGGGGAAGACAGCGCCAAGTTCTTTCAGACCAAGTACCAGCAAGAGCGCGCTCGTACGAAAGAACTTGAAGAGAAGGTCACCGAGCTCTCCGCCAAGCTGGATACGCTCCAGAGCCTCCTTGGTGATTTCGAGGAGGCGGAGCGCGAGCTGGAGGGCGAAACAGCGGCTCCAGAAGGGCAGGCCACGCAACAGCCCACCACAACGGCGGTGGACTGGAAGCAGTGGGCCTATGATAATGCCCTGCAAGCGTGGAAGGACGGCAACTTCGAGCTGTTCAACGCGATTCGCGAGCGCTTCGCCGACGAATTGCGTGATACGCCTCTTAGTACCGTCATCGCGCAGCAAAGTGCCCAGCAGCAGCAACCGGCTAACCAGGAGCAGGCTGTCGATCCCGTGAAGATGGTTCTCCGCCTTCGCCGGGTCGAGCAGCAGGTTTCGCAACTCGCCGGCGCCTATGGCAAGGAATTCCTTGACCAGCAGGTCGTCTATAATGGCGAGACGGTTAGCCGCGCTGAGGCCATCACGATGGAGTCACTCGCGCGCGGGGAAGACCCGAACGCCGTGGCGCTCAAGCTGTTTCCGCAGGATGCCCAGAAGGCGCTTGTGGAGCAGGCACGGCGGTCGGTCTCCACTGGGATGGCTGGTGCGCTCCAGGGTGCGCCTTCGCCCGGAGGCCAGCCCGGTGCTCAGCAAGGGCCAGATCAGGCCGATATGCTGCTGAGCGATTCGCTTCTGTCAACCAAGCCGCCGGAAGGCACCAAGGAGCCGCCAGAGGTTTTCCTTGGGGGCGGCGCAGTGTAAGCCCGGAAGGAGGTGAACGGTCGTGGCTTCCTGGGAAAGCGCAAGCGGCGTGACCCTGCTCACGGGGTCCACCAACGAAAGCGTGCCGTCGGGGGAAACGTTCACCAACGTGGACATCTACACCGCCGGCGGTGATGGACCGCAGATCGTCCCCCAGGTGCAGAAGAAGGTGTATGTGATGAACGGCGATCCGGCCGCCTTCACGGCCTTTCTCTCGCGCCTTGGGAACTTCACTGCGGTCGGCACGTCCTACTCGTGGAAAGAGCACCGGCTAGTGCCTGAGATCACCACGATCTCTGGCTCTGTGGCTGGCACCGAGACTCAGCTCACGGTGGCCCACGGGTCCATTGTGCCGACCAACGCGGTCCTCTTCTTCCCGGCTGCGAACGCACACTTTGCCGTCACCTCCCGCAGCGGCAACACCCTTACCGGGTTCTGGCTGCAAGAGCCGTCCGGTGGCATCGCTAACGGTGCCACGGCTGTTGTCATACATGTCGGCATTCCCGATGGCGCGCGTGGTTCCACCATGCCGGTGGCCGCGATGACCACGCGTACCAACTACTACGTGGATGTTGACATCAGGCAACAGTTCTCGGACAAGCTCCTTGCGACCCAGTTCCTGGCTCCGTCCGGCAGCTACGTTGAGCATCTCAACAGGCTGCTTTCCGCCGAGTTCCTGAAGATGCAGGAAAAGGCTCTCCTTTTCGGTGTCTCGGGGACCGCGAGCGGTGATAACGGCGTGTTCTACTGGAGCGATGGCTTGCTCCAGTACGCCGTTGAGGACGGCGAAGTTGCCGTTGGCGGGGCGCTCACCCAGACTGTCTTCGAGAACAATCTCGAAGAGAAGCTGTTCAACCGCAACAGCGGTCCAGCCAACTGGGTGGCGTTCATGGCCGGCAGCGTTCGCAGGGTCATCTCGAACTGGTACAAGGACGATGTCCGGTACCAGCCTGGCAAGGGACGCGAGGCTGGGCTGAGCGTTGATACGCTCACTCACCCGTGCGGCGAGACCATCAAGCTCGTTACGCACAAGCTGCTCAGCCTGCTGGGCCTCACAGACATCATCTTCGTGGTCAACATGACCCCGGACAACTTGAAGTTGATCCGGAACAAGTGCTGTGCTGGCCCGGTCAAGCGGCTCTTCAAGAACCTTAACGGGTCTAACTCGCTTGAGGTTTCGATCCGTAACGTGTTCACCTTGATGTGCCAGGGTGCGTCCATCAACACGATGGTGTTCCGGCAGATCGAGGTGTGATGTGTGCCGCGTCCGCGCGTCCAGTGAGTGATGGTGGGGGTGGGGCTTCCCGCCCCCATCATCCGAACTAACATTATTGGAGACTGCGTGATGCCAGAGACGTATGTTTGTAACAGGCCGAAGCTAAAGGTTGTCGCTGTTCCCCCCGTGCCGATGGTCGGCACCGGCAATTCGGCGCGTCCGCTCACCAACATTCCCGAGGTGAGTGTGCAATTCGTTGGGGCGAAGTGCACCCCGCCGACGGTTGAGGAGCTTGTGCCGCGCTTCGAGGCCGCGTACCTTGAGGCAGGCGAAGATGTGCATGAAGCCAAGAAGAAGGCCAAGCTTGCCGCGAAGGCAGCTCATGATAGGCTTATGCGGCTCCTCAACAGCGATAAGCTTCGGCAGCTTGCTGGCGTTCGCCCGGAAGGCGAATTGCTTGAATCGCGGGCTAAAGCCGCAGCCGAGATGCTGCAAAAGGTCGCGCAGGACCAGGGCAAAAGCGTTGACGAGCTTCTGAAGCAACTTCCGCCCGCTTCCGATGAGGGCACGAATGAATGAGTTACCAGACATTCGGCGATCTCAAGCGCCTTGCAAGATATTTGGTGGGGGAGACCGGAAGTGAGCCGCGTACGATGGAGTGGATTTCCACTGCCATCAACGCAGCCTACGCCGAATTTTGTTCCGAGTATCCCTGGAGCTTCAGGCAGCGCATAACCACGGTTACGTACCCCGCCAGGGCATCCTCTTTGTCTATTTCCTCTTACGGGGTGATACAGGGCGTGTTTCGCGTTGGCGGTGGCTTCCTTGACTGGATGCCGCCGCTTGTGCTTACTGCGCGCAAAGAACGCACCACAGGCTATGGAACACCGCGGGCGTGGTCCGTCTATTCCACCGACCTCTACTTGTTTCCAACCCCCGGAAGCGACACGAACTTGAAGCTCTACCATCTAATAGACGTTGATCCGTTGGTCAACGATTCCGACGAACCGATCATCCCACTCGCCTTTCGCCCATATCTCGCGTACGGCGCGCTTGCCATAATGACGGCAACGGAGAATTTCGAGAATCCTTCCGCCGCGCGCATGTACCGCGACATCTACGAGAAGGGCGTCCGCTTGGCGAAGATGCAAGAGCCTGGCGGAGCGCTCTACAAGGCGCACCAGGATATGCCGGGGTGGCCCACAAGTGGAGCAGTATATTGATATTCCCGCCGTTCGCATAGGTCCGATGGCCGACACGGCCGATCACGCCCAACTTGCGCCATCAATATCGCGCGAGCTTAGAAACTGCTGGTTCAAGGAGGGGTACGCGGATATAAGGCCGACGTGGGGTAATAGCGGGCTTACCGATCCCGCGCCGGGCGATGGGTGCCTTGGGAGCGGATACTTCACATCGGACTCCGGCGAGATAACCTATATCACAATCACGTGGGATCAGGCGACGGGGGTGCCAGATGGCTGGGGGGACGAGACGCCACGGGATGATGTGGCTCCCGACTCTGTGGTACTTGTGATACCCTGGAAGAATGGCGCCTTCATAGTTCCCTCACGCCCGCCGGGGTACTACACCAACGGCGAAAGCGGACCCATACTTTATGCAAACACGGATGGCATCTCCCGCATAAATGCGGACCAGCCGGATGCTCCTAACGTCGAAGAACACACGGAAGCCGGCAATGTCATGCCGGGGGTGTATTCCTACGTAGTGCAATGGGAAAACGTTGCAACCGGCATTTTGTCGCCGGCGTCGGAGCCAACGCAGATAACAGTGGGGCTGAATGAGGAAGATGCGCAAGGACCATCCGCAGGTCCCGTGGTGTCCGTGGAAAGCGGCGGAAACATTGATAAAGGGTCCCGGCTATATAGTGTGGCGTTCTACAATCCTTCGACAGGGCGCGAAACGGCGCTCGGTACCGCGACTACGGCGATAATAACGGAAGACAACAGCAAGGTTGTGCTTACCGGGGTACCGGTGCCCAAGAACACCACGGAATGGCCGCAGAAGAGGCTTTATGTTTCGGACGCGGCGGGCGCTTTTCGCCGCCTAGCGACACTCTCCGCAACTACAACTTCTTACGTAGATGATGGGAGTGTATCCCCCGGTGATGAACATGTAACAACGGGCACTTCCGTAAAGATCACTTGGGCTGAAAACACCGCTCCACTTGCCGGCAGTTCATGGAAAATGCGCGTGTACAGGTCGTCGGGTGGCGGTGGTTATCAATTTCTAGGTTACATGGAAGGTGGTCAATTCATTGACACATATGAAACAGCCGAAGAAGCTCCTGGCGGCGGGACCTTGCTGGAGACCATCACACAAGTGCCGTGGTGCAATCATGCTTGCGCATCCGTGGACGGCATTGTCGCGTGGGCATGTGATAAAGAGACGCCCGCACCATTCAAGGTGTACGTATCATCTTCGCCCGATCAGCCCCTATCCGTGGGGGAAGAATACGACATCGACCCACGCTATGGCCCGATTACCGCGCTGGCGCGCTGCGGCGAGAACTTCCTGGTCTTTACGGCGCGCTCTATCCAGGCGATTACGCCAACATCTGGCAGGGCGACGGTCATCACGGCGGGTATGGGGTGCATAGGTCCACGCGCGTGGTGCGAAACGCCACACGGCATAGCATTCGCGTCAATCTACGGGCCTGCCTTTCTGCCAAGATGTACGGGCGATCCCCGCTATGTCGGCCCCGATCCGGAGCAGTTCGCCCTTCGCGATCTCTGGGCGGAAATGTTCTCCACGGACAATGGCCGCACGACACAAACGATAGACATAGCCCAGTACAAGGTGCGGTGCTTACATGTTCCGGAAATACCTGCCGTGCTATGGTTCTTCCAGCGCGCCAAGTGGCCGGCGGACACGAGCATCCTGCCGTACACATTCGATACCGCAATAATGTGGGAATACGGAAGGCGCGATGAACGATTGACGGTGCACGATCTTCTGTGTGTGCAGGATGTACTGCTTACGCCGGAGGGCACGCCGCGCCCGCTGTGCTGGCTGTGGCCCGGCGGCTGGAAACGGATATTTGGCAAGGACGTAACCGAAGAGATAGTGCAATACACCGGTCTGTCTAGCGATGGCCATGCCGTGAGCGGATTCCCCGCAGAACAGATACCTAGCCAAGGGGACGTTCTGTATGTTTCAAGCGGCACGGGACAGATGACCGGGGACGTCCAACGGATGGTTGATCACGTCGTGGTGAGCGTTGGTTGCGGGGGCATAGTCATAACCGCCGGGGAGCCAGTGCTTGGAGAGGATTCCACCGTGTGGCTGAATGGCTTCCCGTGGGTGGTAGATATAGGCCCAATCGTTCCTGCGGAGCCGGAGTTGGTGAAGCGCTGGACTCGCATTTCCGTGGAGACTGCACAATGATCATCTTGAAATCTCGCCACCATTCCATTGATAAGGCCGCGCCGTCGGATTCCCTTCCGAAAGCGCCGCCGCGTAAGCGCTGCATCAGATGCGGCGCCTCTTTCCGCGGCAACACGCTCATTTGCCCTGTGTGCCACAGGGCGGCGCGTGAAATATGGGAGAAGAACCGGCGTAAGAGCGACGGCAACTTGCCACCGGGCGTGGTCAGGGTGAGGAAATGAGATGCCACGCAGGCCAAAGCACATAGTAATACGCCGCGTCGCGGGCGGCGGAATTTCTGTCCATACCGTTGACGGAGCCGTTAACGCGCGGCACACGCTAGACGTTACGATTGCATCACCGCCAGGGAAGAGTACCGAGGAGGCTGCGTATGAGGCAGCACTTACGATCCTGAAAATCGAGAAGGAACTTACGCAAGAAAAAATGCTTCTCGGTGAAAGGCCACTGGGATGGTAAGCATGCCAACACGCCAACGCACGATCAAGAAGTGGCTTGATTACCTTGCCGAAACTAACGGGGAGGTGGCGGCACTTGAGATCGGGCGGGTTCGCAGCCCGAATGAGACAGTTGGGCACTCAACGGTAGTGATCGCAAGGCACCCCGCAGTCAAGCGGCTCGTTTCGATTGATATAAATGCCGCGACGGAGTACGTAGCGCGTGAGCTGCTTGGAGAGGAAATTCAGAAGGTTGAGTTCATAAATGCCGATTCGTTCTCCGCGCTGGAGAAACTTCTCCTGAGGGGCGACACCTTCGATTTTCTGTACCTCGACGGCGCCAGTGATGCCGAGATATGCTTTACGGATTTTATGGGCGCCCTCAATGTGTCGCGTGAGGGCTCCATAATAGTGCTGGACGATACGGACCCGAAGTGCGACGTGAAGGGCAACCTTACCGTCCCTTGGGCGGAAGAACACGGCGACATAGTGGAAATCGTGGATCGCGTGCCTTCCGGGCCGGATAGCAACGGGCAAACTGTCTTGCGCGTCATAATCCCCGGAGTGTTTGAATGCGAGCCTATGCGTACTTAACGAAGAGCACGCTCGCGTGGCGCGGCGCCGGGCAGATTGCACGCAATACGAAGCGCCTATTCGTCGGCCCATGGATTGGTGAGTTCGGATTCGAGGTTATGAACCTCGGTGTGGTACGGAGACTTAAGCAATACTTTGAGGAGGTGATTGTGTGTTCGCGTCCTGGCTCTCGCGCGTTGTACGACGGTGTGGCCGATGAATTCATCGCGCACGACATTGACTGCATAGGAGCGTGTGTGGGGCTTTCGACAATATCGCGGCCCGTATCGCAGCAAGAAATAGAGCGCTGGCTTCCTTCGCCGCACGAGGCAACCATGCAAAAATTAATTGACTATGGCAACCACTGGCCGGGCGTCTATCAACGGCTCGGAAAGCGCGTGAAAGATTGGGATGGTATTGTCGTTGTCCACGCGCGACACAGAGAGCACGCCCCGGAAAGAAACTGGTCGCGTGAGCGCTGGAACATGCTTGCGAGACTCCTTCTTCGATCTGGTGCCGTAAAACGCCTCGTGGCCATCGGCACGGAGGAAAGCGCGTGGTCTGTCGAGGGGGCGATTGATGCGCGAAGGCTTGACCTTCGCGAGCAGATGAGTATCCTTGCGAGCGCCAGGCTGGCGATCGGTCCATCCAGCGGTCCCATGCACTTGGCACAGCATTGCGGCTGTCCGGTGATGGTGTGGTGTGGAGGGCCAGAACGCTTCGTCATCGCTGATCGCTACAGGTGGTGGTGGAACCCGCTTGGCACACCCGCCTACCCGCACGTGGAAGAAGGATGGTGGCCTTCGGTGGAGCAGGCTTACCATTGGACAATAGAGGCCCTTGAGAAGGAAGCTGGATAATGAGTGTTGTGCTTTTGCGAGAGGACCCGCCGGGCGCCGTTGGTGGTGTGCCTAGATACTACGACAATCTTGTGAAGGCGTGCGGTATCGTTGATGTTGGCATAAACGATAGCACGCTCATTGACTGGAAGGCCGGGCGCTTGTCTATTTCGGCGGACAATGATCTCGTTATTGTTACCAACCAGTATGCGTGCGATATTCCCCCGCAGTACGCGGTCATTGCCATTCAGCACGGCTGCGCAATGGAGCATGGCCTTGCTAATAACTACCAGCCGCACATAGAAATGGGCGCGCGCCAGTTGGCCGCCGCGCAACGAGAACGAACGTATTGGGTGGCTGTGAGCGAGTACGCCGCGCTGCATTGCAAGTGGCATATGGGCGTTGACGCGAGGCGGATAATATGGGGTGCGGTTGACACGGAAGCATTTCATCCCGGCGAGCGGCAGATGCATCGGAATCCGCAGGGCAAGATAGTCGTCTTGGCGTCGGCTACCGATGATTGCAAGGGGCGGCATCTGCTTGACGACGTAGCCAATGCCCTTGGCGATTGCTTTAGTGTGAAGAATCTTGTCGGCGTGAAGCCAAGCGAAATGCCCGACGCCTTGCGTAGTGGCGATATATTTCTTAGTCTGTCGCTTGAGGAAGGCTTGCCGACGGTTGTGCAAGAAGCATTGTCCGTCGGGCTTGTGGTTGTGGGTACGCGGACCGGCTTCCTTTGGAGCCACGCCCACGGCGACCCCGTGTATTGTGGCAACAGGGACGCCGTGGCATGGGCCAATTACGATGTCGGCGCGGTCATCTTCGATCCGCGTCTCCGCGACATGGCCGAGTGGGTGGCCGACTTCATTCGGGGCGCCTGGGAGAGGCGGCATCGCTTCAACGGGCGCGTCTTCGCCTTGCGGTGGTTCGGGCTTGAGCTTTTCGGGCGGCAGTGGGCGCTTGCGTTCGCCGAAGCCCGCGAAGAACTAGGGGTGAAACCATGAAGCCGGTTGGCGTGGCGATAATAGCGTATCGGCGCCTCGAAGACGCACGCCGTGCCGTAAGGTCCGTGCTGGCGAACACGCGGTACCCCTTCAGGCTACTTGTATTCGATAACAGTGATGACTTTCGCATTGGCTCGTGGATGCTCGCGCATGCTAACTCCGCGATGTATAGGCGAAGCCCGTACAATTGCGGCACGTGCCTTGCCCGTAACGAAATCATGCGGGTATTCTGCCGCATGGGTATGGATTATTGGGTAGTCATGGACCAGGACGTGGAGGTTGTGGCGCCCGGCTGGGTAAAAGACATGCTTGACGTGTTCAAGCATTATCCGGATACTGGTATCGTCGGCTGGCGCAATGCCGTGCGTTCGGCAGGGTGCCCGCATGCGCCAGATAATACAGGCCGTATGCCGGAGATACCAGGCGTGTGCACAATGGTAAGTCGCAAGTGCGCAGAGGCGGTAAATGGTTGGTGCGCCAGATACTTCCTGCACCGTGGGGAGGATACAGACTTCTGCCTGGCGGCTGCGACAAAAGGCTTCGCAACACGGGTTGTGATGGGGCCGGATAAGATAGCCCACCACCACCCACATCGTGGTGTCCAAGCCTTCGCCGGCCACGGCAAAATGTGGAGCCTGAGCGACGCAATACTCAAGGAGCGCACGGAAAAACTTGGGTTCGAACGTATCCCCGGGATAAATGCCTAGGGGTAGGTCATGAGGAAGCGAGTAACTAGCGAGAACACGGGGGGCAAGCTCCTGGTTGGGTGTGCGCGGGGGCGCTGGATATGGCGTCCGTGGCGTTGGCCCGGCCTGCTGCTGGGCGTGCTAATCCGACTGTTTGGCGCGCTTAGTTGCGGACGGTTTGCGCCATATAGCCACATGTTTTTGTGGTATGGCTCAACGATATGGGAGGCTAGTAAGACATGGCGGCGTGGGCACATAAGCGAGTACGACGATAAGTCGCTTGTGGTGGATGTGTACGAGATACTTCAGCCGAATGGAAAGCCGCTTGCGCAATGGCAGGTGCGCCGCGCGCTGGAAATGGCGGACGCGATGGTGGGGCAGCCGTATGACTGGTACCACCTTATACGCATGGCTGCATCAATGCTTGGTATTTTGCACGATGATATCGACACATACATTCCAACGAAGCCCTTGTGCTCCGAAGGTGTGGCGCTTTGTTACTACGCCGCCGCCGTTGATATTCCGGGCGCTGCGGGCACCAAGCTCTGGACATTCGCGCCATGGCATATCTTGCGTCTGCTCAAGCGCAAACCGCCGATGGCAACGTTGCAGGGGAGGCTTTCGTTGGGCTTGAATTAACGCAACCACGTGGTATATTGGTTGTGATTGGAGGCGATAGTGAAGCGCTGCAAAGCATATTGGATGATTGGTCTAATTGCGGTAGCTGCCGCTTCATGCGCGCCGCGCCCGCCACGCGAATCGACAAAGGCCGTGCTAGCGATCCTGTCGCGGATGGTTGGCGGCGAGGTGCCGAGCATGGTAGCAGCGCAGGTGGCGGCCATTGCGGAGGGACGAGAAGTCAAACCCGTCAAGATCACGCCCCAGAACCAGATAGTTTCGCCCGTTACAGGCAAGCTGTGCAGCTTTATCACTAAAGATGGCCTGACGCCGGCCGGTATTGCGGTGGTAAAGCTTCTGCTCGGAAGTGCCGCAGAGCCAGCGCCGGAGAGTACGCAGCATGGGAAATGAATGGCTTCAGCTTGGCGTTGCCATTGGTTCGGCGTTTTGCGGCGCGGTGATGGGCGCCGTTGGGGCGACACGACTACTCAACGGCAAGGTCGCCAAAACGAATGGCCACCCATTGCCGGAATGCGCAGCAACCTTTGCAAGGCACGACGAGGCGATATCGAGCCTTCGCGGGTGGCTAGAACGAATGGAAGAGCGTTTAGGCAACATACACGACGTGATCCTGGAAGTGCGTAACCACTTGAGGGAAAGGAGCAGGTGATGGGACGCAACCGACCTGGCGTGCGGGACGGTACAGGCCCCTACAAGGGCAGCTGGCAGCGCCGACAGACGGGCAGCCGAGGCAAGCGCCAGCTGCGTGGCGAGAAGTGTCCGAAGCGCGGGAGGCGCGGCTGACATGTGCGTCTTGGTGAAGCTGACGCGGCACGCGCGGGAGCATCTCGCGGCAACCGCACAGGACCAAAAGGAGAAGCGCGATGAAATGGCTCGCAGGCAAAAAGACCTACATCACGATGGCTGCGGCGGTCCTGACCGCAATCGCCTCGCTCGCTAGCGGGGAGATCACCGTCGGCGAGTGCGTGGTGGCCATACTCGGCGCGCTCGGTGTGGCAAGCCTCCGTGCCGGCGTGGCCAAGGCGGAGAAGGCCGCGAAGAAGGAGTAGCGCATGACGCTGAGCGCCGGCGACTTCAAGGTCAAGTGGGAAGCCGGCCGCCGGGGTGTTCAGTGGGCGGTCGTTACGCACGTGCCATCGGGTCGCACATTTCGCCTGAAGGCCGCGGCGTGTGTGACTCGCACCTGGCGATCTGAGGCAGACAGGGATGCGTGGCTTCGCAAACACGCGCTCGCCTACTACAGCCGTATGACGCATGAAGAATTGCCTGACGGCATACGCGAAAGGCTCCTAGAGGAAGCCCGGCAGCGCCTGGAAGAGCTGAGGGCCGCCCGTGAGTTCTTCGAGGAGCTACGAGAGCGCTACCCGGAGTATTCGGACCGGATCCCTACTGTGACAATCAGCGGAGGTGAGTAGTGGCAGACAAGGTTTTCGACAATCTCGGCAACGGCTCTGGCACGTGGGAAGACCCCACCGACTGGGACCCTGAAGGCGTCCCTGCCGACGGCGACACCATCCGGATCAGCGCCGACTGTACCGTGAGTACAGATTACTCCGCGTTGACATTCTCGGACCTGGAGATTGACGCGGGCAAGACGTTGACCGTCGCAAATGGCGGCGACATCCGCTTCGGTACCAATCCCGGTCACATTGCCGCCACAGGCAAGCTGCATATTGATACTGGCGGGAACATACGCTACACCGACACATACCTGGAAGTCGATGGCATCATCGAATTCGATGGCGGGGTATTCGAACTATACAGCACAGCTACGACAAGTACCTACATCTATATGCAGTATGATAGTGCCATTACCGCGACGGCGAATGGCGGCACAGTACGGATGAACTGTGCGGCGGACGCAAAGTGTTATATCCGCGCCCGCACTGGTGGCGTAACCATCGCTGGAAATCCGGCAGCGAGGCTCATCCTGGACTGCGGCAACGGGGTGGCCAAGGCGAATGGCATACAAGGATATGAGTCGTATTCAGCACCCGCGCAACTCTCGCATCTTGAGATTCGGGATGCTTATATCGGCGTGAAGCTCGGCAGAACTAATTGTGCGACGATCACTGATTGCCTAATCCACGGATGTCAGTATTGTGGCCTGTTCTGTGACGGAGGCCCGGCATGTCTGGTGCGTGATTGCGTTATCTATGATTGCTATGTGGGCATGTATGGCCACTTCGCTTCTTGTCTGTCGGCCGTTAATATTGTGTTGGGCGAGACAGAAGACGAAACACCCGCGCCTAATGACTATGATGTCTCTGTAAAGTATATGGGCAACACCATGGTCTTTTATAATTGCAAGTTTTCTAGCCCCGTGCCAGTTAGAATAGAGACGACGTACAATCAATGGAGCGGGCGACACTGCGGCATGATTTCAAATGCTCATGATCAGGACAAGGAGGCCTTTAAGCGCTGGATAGGCCCGGGGCATACTCTTGAGAGCGAGTTTAGCATCACGCACGGAGGTAGCCGCCAGTCTTTAAAGATGACCACAAGCAGTAAGGCGGGCGCTGATGAGCGGCGTCGCGCCGACTTCACCCTGGCCACATGGCCAGCCACCCACGGCGACACGCTGGATGTCAGCCTGTATGTTCGCGGCCAGGCGGGCGACAAGATCAAACTCATAGTTGATCCCGAAGGCCACTACGGCACCACGCAGAGTACAGAGCACACCCAGAGCGTTAGCGATGCGTGGGAGAAGGTCAGCGTGCCAACCTACACCGTGAACACCAACCCAGGCGAGAAGATGGGCATCCCAATCGTGGTGCGGTGCGAGGAGCCGTTAAAAACCTGGTATCTCGATACCCTGGAGGTCAACTGATGCCCACGCAGGTGACGTTTGACTATGGTGCCTATGACGGGCGGCCAGTGATCGACGAAACGCCGCAAGACACGGAGAGTCTTGACTATGGCGCCTATGATGGCGTGCCGGTAGTCTATCCCCAAGAGACAGCCCCGCCGACGGGCGTCGCCCCGCAGTTCATGCACTACGCGCGCTTGAGGAGAGCGTGAGATGCTCTTTCTGAAACAGAACACCGCAGCAACCATCATCATCGGCCCGATGGTTAGTGATAGCGATGGATACACGCCAGAGACCGGCCTTACCATCTCGCAGGCCGACGTGCGCCTGAGCAAGAATGGCGGAGCGTTCGCCCAGAAGAATGACAGCAACGCTTGCACACACATGGAGAACGGCTACTACTCCTGTCAGCTCGACGCCACCGACACGAATACCCTGGGGCGGCTTGTGGTGGCGGTGAGCGAGAGCGGCGCGCTGCCGGTGTGGAAGGAGTTCATGGTCATCCCCGCCAACGTGTATGACAGCCTGGTGGGCGGCAGCGACAAGCTCCAGACCGACGCCGTGGAGATCAGCGGCAGCAGCGCGGCGGCCGATGCCGTTGAAAGCAACATTGGCAATCTCGACGCCGCGGTCTCCGGTGTGAAGAACCAGACAGACAAGTTGACCTTCGACGCGAGCAACCGCGTGGCGGCCGACGCGCGGGCCATCAGCGCTTCGACAGCGGCGGCAGATGCGCTTGAGGCCAACATTAGCAATCTTGATGAGGCCAGTTCCACACTGCTCTCTGCGATCTTCAACATCGGCGTGGCGGCGGCCAGCGCGGCTAAGGTGGCCGAGGGCCGCGCCATCACCAGCGGCACCGAGACCGGCACCTACGAGAACACTTACGCGCTCGATGAAACCTACCACGTCATCACGGCGGACGGCGGTGAGATCGACCTCTACTATGACTTCACGCTCAGCGACGACTCGGTGCCCGTGGCGGCGCATGTCAAGGGCCGCCTCCACGAGGGCAGCACCCCTGGCGGCGGGGACAGCGTGGACATCTACGTCTATGACTGGACTACCAGCAGCTGGGAGCAAGTGGTCCCACCGCTCGGCGGCTTCGTGGGCGTGGCCAACAGCGACAGCGATGACGATGAAGTCCGCGTGATTCCGCTCTTCCCGCGCCACAAGGACAGCTCCACGAACAAGGTCCGCGTGCGGTTCGCCGGTAGCTCCCTTGAGGCGAACACGGCGCTCTACGTTGATCAGATTTACCTGACCCACACGGCGGTCCTCTCCTACAGCGGCATTGCAAGCTCCATCCTGGCGACGCCAGCCAACAAGCTGAAGACCGACAGCGACGGCTACGCGCAGGCCGACGCGGTGAAGATCAGCGGGAGCGAGGCTGCTGCGAACAGCGTAGAGGCGAATATTGGGAATCTTGACGTAGCTGTGTCTAGCCGCAGTACGTTCGATCCCAGCTCTGATAAAGTGGACGTTGGTAAGTGGGCGGGCGCGTCCGTAGCCACGGGTACAACTAGCGGGATGCCGAAGGTGGACATCCATGCCATCAACGACAATATAAGCGCCGCCGACACCCTTGAAAGCAACGTCAGCAATATGGACGCCAAGGTGTCCGAGATCAAGGCGCAGACCGATAAGCTTCGATTTGAAGACAACGACGTGAAGGCCACGCTTGATGGCGAGAAGGTGAATCTGAACGATAACCAGGCCACGGTAACCATCGGCACGGTCAACGCCCTGGGGAATCAAGCGAAGACGGACGTGAAGGGGCAATGCGGTCAAGCGCTGGGGGATTACGGCGCGGCAAAGGCATCTGATGTGCAGGTTATTGTGCCATGATTGTGTATCATCGGGCCTGCCAGCAATACAGCAACGGCGCCTGGTCTGCGCTGACGCCACTGTCTATCTCTGCCGAGACATTCACGCTTTCCGGCACGAGCATTGAATCCCTCTCCGCATCATATGATTCGTCTGCCGGGCGCTATTATGTGCAAACCACGGATGTGCAGTATGTTAGCGGGCAAACATACGAGATTAGGTGGAGTGTAACGCTCGCGTCGGGGACATACGCAGTCTCTGATTATTTTGTCCATCGGCAACCGTCTGGGGCAGGGAGCCCGCCAGAGGCGCCCACCGTCCGCGTACTGGAGACGCATGTCGGCTACGCTACTTTATATGTCGCGGAGCCAGCAGACCCCGACGATGATTATAGCCATTCGATTATATACGTCACAGGACGCGATGGCACCTTTGGTTCGTACACCGCCCTTCCCGGCGCGCATGTGCAAGTATTTGGCGCGGCGGGCGTGGAGCATTTTGCGACGGCCGTGGCAGTCGATTCTGAGGGTAACAAGAGTGCCCCATCGCCGGTGGTAACGTTTGTGCCGCTTCAGGAGGAGGACGATTCCGCCGGCGAGATGCCAATCACTGTCCGGTGGTATGTAGATGAAGAGGGAGAACATGCCTTTTCGCCGGGCTACATAAATACGGGGAGGCACGGGATACAAACGATAGGTTCTACCCTCGCGCCTATAGCGCGTGGACGCGGACTGCGCGTCAGGCTTGAGTGTAGATATCCGGTGCACCCCAAGGTCCGTAGGATAATGCTCATGTTTACCGCGCCGGTACGGCGTCCCCCGGAAGGCGTGCACACGAAGGCGAAAGAGCGATGACCGTACAGGAAGCGCTCAAGGCCCTTGGTGGCTGGAGTCCTGATAGTTGGTGTTTAGAAGGAATGCCGCCCGAGACACGGGAGGCGCTGCGGGCGCTTTCGGGATTCCTTCATAACATCTTGCCGCGGGCCATTCAGCAGGTCATAGACTCTACATTAGCTTCCAGCAGCGGGGACAGTCTCGATCAACTGGTCGGCGATGGTGCCTTTATAAAGGTGATAAGAAACCGGCAGGCTAATGACTTCGTGCCCGCCAAGGGGCTTCCTTCGTATCCCGGAAGCGGCATCATTGTGGCGCACGGTAACCCTGCGCCGTCGTGGGTCGGTGGCAACACGTCAACGCACATGCTTGGCAACGTGGCGGGTAAGTGCGTCGTCGGCGTGCGCGTAGATGATGCGGATCACGTGAAGGGCGTAGAGCTTGGCCCGCTGTCCAGCGCCAATGTGATCCCTGCCGTTGCGGTATCGGATTATGACAAGAATGCCGATCCGCCCACAGTATATGTGCAGCTGCTTCAAAGTTGGACGGGCACGCCTTACGGCGACACCAAGACGTGCGTGCTACCGTATGGCGGAAGCTTTTACCCCAATGTTCGGACGGGCGATATCATTGCGGTAACGGAAGATGGTGTTATAGAAGAATATGATCTCATAGCGCTTGCTGGGCATCTGGATCTTCATATTGGCGCTGTCATACACACGACGTTAACGGGCGATTTACGGGCGGGGTGGCAGCAATTTGCAGAAAGCCGATATCTTATCGGCTACCCCAAGTCTGGCCGTGATATGCTCAGCGAGGGCGGCTCCGAAACACACACACATGAGCCGCATGACAAGTATATTTGGCAGCATTACCACACGGTCAGCGCCCACACGCACGCCATTAGTGGGTCCGACTTGTATTCTGCCCTTGCCCATGTGCATGACATGACGCACGCGCATGGGTATAATGGGTGGTCGCAAATCGATCCTATGGCATTTACGGGCACTGGCTTTGACTGGGTGATACATTGGAATTCCAACTATGACCCGCCCACCACGGATACGTACAATGGTGATACGGGCGACGCGAAGTGGAGTAGCGCAGGGGATATTTCCACAGGCAGCGGCGGAGGCGGAAACACATCAACATGGGAGCCGAGCGCGGACGTAGAACACAGCGAGGAGTCACACGAGTATCTGGACGTCGTGGTGCGCCACATAATGCGCGTTGATTGATGCTGTACAGATGGGAGAAATACGAGCTTGTGGTGCTGTCCGCGCAGGCGCAACCATCATCGCATTATATAGTTGTGCCGGGCAACCGCTATATCTACGCGCGTATGCTATGCGAGGTCGCGCAAACAAGGAAAGATGGGCGCGTCATGGCTGTGATGCCAAGCGAGCGATCCGCGAAAAGGCTAGATAAGTGGCTTAAGCATGAAGACATACACTTGCGGAAGCTGGCCAACGTGCGGACGCTACCGCCAGATGCGTCCCTACGTGGGCACATTCAATACATTTATGGCAATATTGAGGACGAGGTTGACAAGCTAGTACTGGGCGGTTATCCTAATTGTGGTTACTTGCTGTATGCCGGTAGCTATACGAGCTTTGTGGGTATGTACTGCGCGCTGGAACCGCTACTTGCGGCTGGCGCGGTCATAGTGCTGCCCGATATGCGAACGGATCGTGCTCGGGGCGCGATTGTGCGCGCGGCCGGCGTGCTCGGGCTTCCGTTGATATTCCTTGGGCAAGTGGCGCTTATGAATAGGGCGCGAAGATGGCGATAGAAGATTACCTTTCCGATTATTGGCAAAAGTGGCGCTCGTACAGGCGTAAGTACGAGCCGCGCGCCGCCTCGTCCGGTGGCGTCCTTCCGCCGTTGCCGAGTGTTTCCACACAACAGCCGGCGACGCCAGGGCCACAGCCACTTGTACCGGAGGCTGTGCCGAAGCCGCATTGGAGCGCACCAATATACCCTCCCCCGATTGATCCGCTTCTTGGGCAGCAATTATATCAGCCTAAATCGATAACCCTTCTTCGCAAGCAACAGGCGGCCAGGGCCGGGGCACAGGCCGGCTCCCCGATTAATGTCAAGGATATCTATGATGTCCTTCCGCTGAATTTGTACTGGTCCGACGTGGCGGCACAGCGCTACATGGAGGCCAAGCGAGAAGATACGCGTAACCAATTGATGCAGGCGCTGTTACAATCGCTATCTCCCGGTGCTTGGCGTCTTTCTGACGTTGGGTCGGCGTACTGGAAAGCGCAGGCCGATGAACGCCTGGCCCGGTTGAACACAATCGCGCAGACGCAAAAGCAACGAATCGAAGAGATGTATCGGTCCGGGCGTCTTAGCGCACCGGCTTACCGTCGGATGCTTGAGGAAATTGAGCTACGTAGAGCGCTAGAGGCGGGGCGCATCCAGGAGCAGCTCGCCGCAGAGCGTGAGCGTGCTGCAATGCAATGGGCGGCGCGTAGGACGCAAGGCTTGCTTGGTGCATACGGCGCTGTGCCGCGCGACAGATTGCGCTTGCCGTATCCGCCCGTCGCCGAGAAAGAACGCAAGATAAGGGACGTTGTACCGACCTTCTTGTCGCGCGGAAAGAAAAAGAAGAGTAAGGCGGAGTTGGCGGAAGAAATACAGGAAATGTTCCCTGGCGCTGAGAGCATCCGGGACCTGTCGATTGACGACTGGCAAAAGCTAGTCAATCGCTACCAGGGCGACCCCGAGGCCCAAATATATCTGCGCCAGCTATTCGAAAGATTGTATAAGGGCAAGCGCATGCAGCGCAACCCGCAGACAGGGCAATGGGAGCCAGAGGAATTACCGGAGTAACGGCATGCCGTTCAAAAGTAAGGCACAGCTACGCAAGTTCGCCGCGATGGAGCGGCGCGGAGAAATACCCAAGGGCACGTTCAAGCGGTGGCTTGAGGAGACGCCAAACGTCAAGAAATTGCCAGAGAGGGCGAACAAAATGGCCAAGAAGAAAAGCGATAACAAGTTCCTGGCGGGCGCCATCAAGCGGCACGGGTGGCTTCGACGCACGGCGAAACGGCTTGGCATGACCGTCTTGCAGGCTGCCAAGCATATCGTTGCGTCGTATCGCCAGCGCAAGGGCAAATGGACGCTTGATGATTTCAAGGCGGCCAACCTTTACCTCAAGGTGCTGCGCAAGGTTCACCAAAAGAAAAAGGCCGGCAAATGAGCTTCGACTGGAAATCGCGGCTTGAGGCAGTAATCTCGGAAGACCCTGAATTCGCGCAAAGCCCGTTCGGCGCGCAGACCCTCTCGCGTCTGAACCTGTACCAAAAGTACGGCGGGTCGCTATCACCGGAGCAAGTAAGTTACTTGGAGCAACTCATTCGCGGAATACGCCAGCAGGGTAAGTGGCGCGAGTGGAGGCCGGACATACAGGGCGAAGGCGGAACATACATCACATCCGCCGACGTTGCATGGGCCAATATCAGAAACCCCAATGCGCCTGTTTCTGGCCTTGTGCCAATGGCGTCGGGCGGTTTTATTACGGCTTCCAGGCCCGAACCGCGTTCGCCGGAGCCCGTGCCGGCGCCCGAAACATTGGGGCAATTCGAGGGACTTCCCGAAGCTACGCCCGTGACTGCCGTGCAGCCGCCGCAACCGCAACCGCAAGCGCCTGCACCGCCCGCTCCGCCACAACAGCCGATGCCCGCGGCTATAGCATCCGAACAGAAACCGCTGACCGAGCGCGAGAAGATTCTGCGACGCGTTATGGACTACGCTAACGACTTGGTAGAGCGTGCCAGGGAGTACGAAACATTCGCGGAGCAGGCGCGCAATAACCCCTACGCCCACTCGCTGACAAATCGCGCCGCATACGCCTATTGGATGACGCGCGCGCAGAACCTTGAGAGAGAGGCTGTGGGCAGAATGCTTGATGTGTACCGGCACATGTCAGACGAGGAGAAAGCCAACTTGCGGCGCCAAGAACTGGGTGCCGATATGGAGGTGGCTCACGGGCTTATGGGGCGCATATATAGCATGGGGGATGACGAGCTGGCGCGGGCAGAACAGGAGGCCATGAAGATACGAGATTATGCGCTTCGCGCGCACGTGCTTAGCGCTATTGGCAACAGGCGGACGTTGCTTCGGAAGGAAGGTGAACTCAAGGAAATCGCAAAAGCCACCAGGGGCGCGAACAATAAGATAAAGGCGGCAGTGTCGAAGACTATCGCCGAAATACGCGGGATAGTTGATGCGCTCAACCTAGAGGGCACCAAGGACCCGCGGGTGATAGCGGAGCGTCTTCGCAAGGCTGCTGATGAGATAAACCTTCGTCAAGCGGCCTTTGTCGGCGCAATGATGGACTTGATTGCAACGCTGCCGCCAAAGGCTCGCCCCGATGCCAGGGCGCTCCTCAACCTTGGCCTTGAACAAATACGACAATCGGTGGCGCCAATTTATCGGCGGCTCGACGTGATACAGAAGCAATACCTTGGGCGCGAGGCACCCACGTTAGCCATATCGCCTGATTCGCAGCGCAAGATTATCGAGACGGCTAAGCGCGTATTCGCCGCTTATGGCTTCAAGGAGTTCCCTGGCTATGAGCAAATGTTCGCGAAACTAACGCCGGCTATGGCGAGGGCGCTTGCGGCGCTTCTGGCGCCACAGATACCAGAGTCCGAGTTCAAGACTTTTGTGCGCTTGCTTGGCATGCGCGTCGGGGCATCGCTCATGGACATGATGGGCGGCGAGCCACCGAAGGGTGGCGAGAAAGCGGGCGTCTCGGAAGCGGCGCAACAGGGTCTTGCCGATGCATCCTATGGGCCAGCAATTGGGCTGAACGTGGGGGAGTGATATGCCGAACCTCCTCGATCTCTCTCGCTACTTCAAGCGGAAGCAAGAGGCCGCGCCAATGACGGGCGAGGGGCTTCTGCCCATGCCGCCCCCCGTGCGTATTCCCACGCCCTCGACAACTTCTCCGGAGCCTGCTCCACCCCCGCAGCAAGCGACGCCCGCGCCGCCGCCACAGCCGTCCCCAGAACCATATCCGTGGACTGCAGCATACAATCCTGCGGCATTCGGCGGCTGGGGTTACGCCCCGCAAGGTACGGGGATGGAAGAAGAGTACGTGCCGCCGACAGGCCTTTCGCGCGATAAGTACGTCGGATCGAAGTTCCTCGAGGAAGAAAGGGACGCCATTGAAAAGCTTGGCGGCAAGTTCACGGGGTGGAAGAAGCTTACTGTCGGCTATCCGAACGGGCGGTGGGGCTATGTATATGTGCCGGAGTTTGACCCCGATTCGCTAAAGGCTATCGCGGGCACCGCGCTTGGTGCCCTGCCGTTGGCGGGCGGCGCCCTCACGGAAACGATGCGAGAGGCGTACGAGCGCGAAATGAAGGGGCTTCCGCCGAGGGTCCCCGTCCATACAGGCCTACCGCCATCTGCGGAAAGATATCCCTACGCAGGATGGACAAGCCTGCCGTCCGAGGTTTCGCCCGAACTTGCAGCCAAGCGGCAGAAGCTTTTGGCACAGCTGTATCTTCACGCCAAGAAGTTGCCCGGTGGCGTTCCCCTTGAGGTTGCTAAGGGCCTGATAAAATCCCTCGGCTTTGCCACCGAGCTTGGTCTATCCGAGGCGGTGGTGGCGGGTCTGTTCGCCAAGCTGGCGAAACATGGCCCGCGGCTTGCGAAGGCCGCCAAGCTGTTTTCCACGCCCGTGAAAAAGCTTAGTACACTTGCGCGCGTAAAGCGGGCGCTCGCCGTTACCGCCTTGGGCTCACCTGTGCGTGCTGGCAGGATTCTTGAGACATATTCCGACTTGGTGGAATCTGGGGAAAAGCCTGGCCTTGGCACAGTGGGTAAGGCGTTTCTTACCGACTGGATTAGCGCGTTGGCAGAGATGGGTAGCGGCGAGCTGGTGATCGGCGCGGCTAAGCGGATCGCACGCCCGATAGCCAGACTTGCGCCAGCCAAGCTTCTGTCCACCAAGATTGGGCAGCTTGGGAAATATCTTGGCAAGACGCGCGCCGCCAAGCTCATCGCGCGGATGAAAGAGTTTGCCCGCCTGAAGGGGCGCTTCGATATAGCCGATAAGCTTGAGAAGCTGAACATTGGCAGCTTCGCTGAGGAAGTCCTTGAAGAGCGCGTCGAGGACATCCTGCGCTTCGTTGCAGGCCTGGACAAGACGCTTCAGCTGCCGCAAGGCAAGCAGGCGGCCATTGAGCTGCTTACCATTGGCCTTATGACGCATGGCCCGCGAGTGGCGCTACATACGGTGGAGGGGGCGAACAAGCTCTATCAGCACTACAAAAAGATAGCGACTAAGGAACTAGAGGATATTCTTGAATCGTATGGTGCTGGCCTTCGTGGCGAGCCCGCGCCCGCCGTGGCTGGAGCGCGATATGCAGGCCTACACCCTAACGCCATTGCACAATCGCTTGGGGCCATCGTGCGCGTAGTGCGTGATGTATTTAAGAAGCGCGGCTTGAATGATTTTGTGGCAAAGCAAGTGGCGATTGGCGGGGGATTCGAGACATTCGCCCGCAAGAAAAAGGACGACATCAATGAAGCGCTGAAGGATACTATTATTGGTGATGTAGCCCAACAACTTAGTATAGATAACGCCGCCGATCTTTATGACTACATCTTAAAGGGCGCCATGAAAGACAAGACGCCCGACATTAAGCAAATCAAGCGCGATCTTGGCGAGATGACGGGGCTTGAGGTTGGCGAGGCGTTTATTCCCGACGACGCGGCGCGCGCCGTGCGTGCGGCGATAGGCGAAATGCGCGCCATACGTGAACACAACGAGCGCGCCCTTAAAGAGGAGGAACCCACGCGCGCGAAGGCGGAGGTGCGCGGCGCAAAGACGTACGAAGACGCGCTTGAATTCGCAAAGGCGTTGGATAAGGCCGTGCAAGAAGCGTACGGGGTAGAGCTTAAGGGGCATCTTGGGGATTATGGTCTCCGGATAGGGCCATTTACCGTATATGCGCGCCAAGGTAGTCCCAAGGCCGACGTTTATCTCGGGCTCGGGCACTACAAGATTGGTAGCGTGGAACTTAATCCGGCCAAGGTGATCAACCTTATCGAAAACTACGATAAGAAGCTCGGCATGCGTAAGTCTCCGGAAGAAACGGCGGAGACAATCATCGCTGCTATACAGCGTGCGCCACGCAGTGCGGTGTTGCCCGGTACCGATTGGGTAGAGGTTTCTGATGTTGTTAGCGCAATACGCGAGATTACCGGGAGGAAAAGGTATGGCACGAAGGACCTTGCTGCTGATTTATACAAAGCCGATGATGCTCTTGCCGGAAGGGTAGGTACGCGCACGGCAACGCGAAGGCAGACGGCTAAACCCCAAACATTCGTTTTGGTGTTTGGAAAAGGCCCAGGCGGCATGAGCGCTATTGGTAATCTGTGCCTAATTGAGCCGTCAAAACGCGCTACGGCCAGAGAAGCCCCACGCACAGCACGGGCTCCTAAGCCTACGCGCGCCGAAGACAAGCTCACGCGCGAGCAGGTTGCTGAGGCGCTCAAAGAAACCGAGCGCAAGGCACCACAAGAAACGCCGCCTGCCGAGATGCCGACAGAGCCCGCCCCCGAGGGCACAGTGGTACGCCATGAGGGCAACGAGTATATCAAGGTTGGCGATGAGTGGCACATCGTGCGGGGCTACGAGCCTCTCGAAGGTGGTCGCGTACGTCGCCAGTGGGCAAAGCGAGCGGTACCCGACGACCTAGCGCAGACGCTAGAGCAGAAATGGGCGGAGAAGCAAGGTGCGCGGAAGAAGGAGGGCGCGGAACTTATAACACCTGCCGATGTTGCCGCCGCAATGGGTGAGGGTGTGGCGCAAGCGCAAGCGCCACTACAGCCCCCCGCTGCACAGCCAACACGACGGCGCGCAGCGCAGAAAAAAGAGGTGGGCAAGCCGGTAGAACTCCCTGCCCCGGAAACCCGCCGACAGCGTACGATTTATGCCAAGCCACTCAAAGTGCGCGAGCTTGAAACTGCCGCGGGCGAGATCGCCGATGCGCTTGGCATGAAGAAGAGCCGTGCACGCGAATTAGTGGAGCGCCACCACCGTGAGGCGTTGAGCGATACGCAACTGAAGGGCGCAATCGCTGGCGCCTTAGGTCAGCCGGTGGAGCAAGTACCCGATTCCGCCGTCGCTACTGTGCGCAGCGCCGTGACTAAAGCCGAAGAGGCGCTACGTGCAGTGGCAAAGCCGACCGAAGAAAAAGCACCACGCGGCAAGCGCATAACAAATGCGCAAGCCAAGCGCTTGTCCGAGATGGGCTACTCGGTAAAGCAGATTGGCCATCTGCGCCCATATCCTGATGTCGCCCAGTGGCTTATAGACAATGATATCCGTGGGGCATATACATCGGTAACGCCGCGCGGCAGCGTCTTCATTACAGAAAAGGGCAAGCGCACCCAGATCGCCAAGTCTGGCAAGATCGTTGCTGGCGAGACCCCTCCGCCCAGGGCGGAAAAAGCTAGAAAGCCAAAGCCCACGTCCAGACAAGCGCGCGACATTGCGTATGGTGTGGCTACCGATCTTGCAAGCGTGCATCGTATTGACGAGGAGGCTGCGAGCAGGCTTGGCGCCGGTCTTGCCGCGATAATCAATGAAGGCAAGGAGCCAACGGCTGAGGAAGTTGTGCAGCGTTCGGGCATAACAAGCCGTGAAGCAGCGCAGGCAGTCGTTGACACATACAAGAGCTTGCACGATAGCGTATCAAAGCTTGTGCGTCGCAGGCTAAAGAAGCTTGGCGCCGAAGCCGCGCCCAGTGAGGCGATTGAAGATGCAGTGCGGCGTATTTTGGCGGCACGCGGTAAAAAACTCACAGCTAAATCAAGGCAGGCAATCGCTGATAAGCTTGGCCTGCAACCGCGTCAGGTAGAAAGCCTTATAAAAGACGCCCAAAAGGCAGAGGAAGCCGCGCGCAAGGCGATTGTGGCTGACGTGGCCAGAACCGCCGAAGAGGGGTCGCCTGGGCGTGCTGAAGCGTTGTTGCAGACGCAGCCCAAGGACTACACGGATGCGCTAAAGAGCGTTGAACCGCCCGCATCGCTAATGGCGTGGCTTCGCAGGAAGACCGGGGCCGCGCGTGAGGAAATAGAACGCTATGTGCGCGCCCTCATGTCAACGCCGCCCGGGAAAGATACAACGCCGGATAAAGCGCACAGAGAACTACTTGAAGCCCTTGGGGGCAAGGAAGGGTTGCCGGATTGGGTATCCGGCGACACATTCCTTGATTTCGTTGGCCGCGTGCGTGCATGGATTGCCGAAGTCGGTGAAGCGGCATGGAATGCCGTCGCTCAGCGGGCGGGCGAAATCCGCGATGCGCTCGGCCTTGAAATAGACCTTACGCGTCATCAACTCGAAGCCATTACGTCTGCGCTACTTGCTGGTAAGTATAATGAACGCGCGCTTGATACCGTGCTTCGCCAGGCGGGAATACCCGTCAAGAAACTCACCGGGGCGGCGCGCGATAAGGTGGAGAGCATACTCACGGCGGCGCGCAGTGAACTTAATATCGAGATGGAGCGCCTTGGCGAGGTCATCGCCCAACGTGAAGAGCAATATGCTCGACCGAAACGAGCAGAGGTGAAGCGTGCTGCAGCTAGGCCGACGGGCGCCGCTGAGGTACTGACACAAGAAAGGGTGACGGAGGCCTTGCGTGAAGCGGATGAGGAAAGGGGCGAGCTTACCGAGGCCGACGTAGAAAAGCTTACAGGCAAGAAAGTCGAGAAAGCGCTAGAGGGTGAGCGCAAGAAAGGCGTAAAAAAGAAGGCGCGTGCCACCGAAGATGACATCAAGGAAATGGAAGAGACGGAGCATGCGCTACCAGCAGAAGCGGAGGAGCAGCTTGAAGAGCAATCAGAAGAACCGGAAACGCTTACCGAGCAAGCCAAAGCACCCGCGCCACCGACCACGCAGCCGGAAGTGGTTGCCGAGGAGCGCCCCGCCGAACAGGAAAAGGCAGCCGAGACGCCAAAAGCGACGGTGAAGGGCTTGCTTCCACCGCCGCCTACGCAAAAGGCCCGGGGCGTCGGTAAGGGCAAGCAGCCGCCACCGCCCGGGCAAGCGAGGGGCGAAAAGCCTTCGCCGCCGCCGCGTCCCGCATATGGTAGCCGCGTGGCTAACGCAGTGAAGGCTGTATTTGGCAAACCGTTCTGGGTCGAGACAGGCGAAAAGGGACTTGCAAAAGCCGTGCGCAACCTTTTCAGCGGCATTAGTACGGTACTTGGCAAGCTACTCGCCGGCAAGATGGATGAGAAGCAGGCGCGCACGGCATTCGATCCGAAGGCACAACCACGGCACGCCAAGGTATTGAATGCCATACTCGATGGCGAGCCGGTGTTCATCCCAATTGATTACGTTGGCAAGACATTCTACAATTCGCAGAAACCTGTGAAGCAGCGCAATGCGCCGAAAGGATTGCCAGCTGTGCTTGACTGGGTGGACGTGGCGCCATACTTCACCATCCGTGGCAAAAAGAATCGATATGCCAGGGTCCTGCTTTCCGGTTCTTGGTACGTAACGCATTCACACTTGCGT